AACGCCTGCTGACGCTATGGGTCATTCTCTTCTTCTACTTTGGGGTCCTGAGTCTCAAGGGGATATCGTCAGGTGGTTCCAACTTGGGGGACTCTGGACTTTTGTGGCACTCCACGGGGCTTTCGCTCTAATTGGATTTATGCTCAGGCAGTTTGAGATTGCCCGTCTTGTAGGCATTCGTCCTTACAATGCAATCGCATTCTCTGGTCCTATTGCTGTATTCGTTTCTGTATTCCTGATGTATCCACTGGGTCAATCTAGTTGGTTTTTTGCTCCATCCTTTGGGGTGGCAGCAATCTTCAGGTTCCTTCTGTTTCTTCAGGGTTTTCATAACTACACGCTAAATCCGTTTCACATGATGGGGGTGGCAGGTATACTAGGTGGAGCACTGCTCTGTGCCATTCACGGAGCAACTGTAGAAAACACACTATTTGAAGACAGTGAACAGGCAAACACTTTCAAGGCATTTGAACCGACTCAAGAGGAAGAGACGTATTCTATGGTTACGGCTAACAGATTCTGGTCTCAGATTTTTGGTATTGCTTTTAGTAATAAGCGTTGGTTGCATTTCTTTATGCTTTTCGTACCAGTTATGGGTCTCTGGACTTCTTCTATCGGCATCATCGGTCTTGCTCTTAACCTCCGTGCTTACGACTTTGTATCTCAGGAGATTAGAGCCGCAGAAGACCCTGAGTTTGAAACCTTTTACACGAAGAATATTCTACTCAATGAAGGACTTAGGGCGTGGATGGCACCGGTAGACCAACCTCATGAGAACTTTGTGTTCCCTGAGGAAGTCCTACCTAGGGGTAACGCACTCTAAAATAAATAAGGGAGTTCCTAGAGAACTCCTTTTTTATGGCATTTTTTTTAATACTCCTCCTCTTCCAACTCTTCGGCATATTCCTCTTCATCATCTCTGTGACACAAGACTTATGATATCTTCTACAACTCCCCATAAACTTGCAGATATTATTAGAGATACTTGGCCGGGACTTTACAGAAGTCCACAAGTATTTTATAATAATCAAAAGGAAAAACAAAATGAACGAATACTGGATAGTAACGGAAAATAAGACTGGAAGAATTATCGCACATTGTGGAGATATCAATGATGCAATTATGATGGTTTCATTTAATCCTAATGGCAGGTCCTACAGTCGTCATAGATTTTTAATGGATCAAGTGATTGATGTAATCTCAACCACCGATAAACAACTTTCTGGGCAACAAGGACTTCCTGCTGGTAGGGTAAATACATTAGAGCAATATAAAATTAAACTTCCAGAAGGGCAACAGAAACCAGTTAATATATAAAATATATTAAAATAAAATCTATGATAGAACATTATTGGAAAAATGATGAAATATTTGGTGAGAATTGGTTTACTTATCCAAATCTTTACGAAAACGTTGTAAAAGAGTTTAAAGATAAAGATACGTTTGTGGAGGTTGGATCTTGGAAAGGAAGGTCCTCTTGTTTTCTTGCTGTAGAAATTGCAAATTCAAACAAGAATATTAATTTTTATTGTGTAGATACTTGGGAAGGTAGTGTAGAGCATCAGGACAGAGATGATTTGCATCAACTCTACGATATTTTTACAAGTAACATGCACAAGGTTGAGGAGTATTACACACCCTTAAGAATGACTTCTCTTGAGGCATCTAAAAAATTTGAAGATAAGTCTTTAAGTTTTGTATTTTTAGATGCATCTCATGAATATGAAGATGTAAAGGATGATATAAAAAGTTGGTTGCCTAAAATAAAACCAGGTGGAATTTTAGCAGGACATGATTATTATCCTGATGATTGTTATGATTGGTTTCCCGGTGTAAAAAGAGCAGTAAATGAAGAACTTAGTAATTTTCAAACTCAGGATAACTGCTGGATTTATAGAGTTGCTCAGGAAATTTCTTCTTCTGAAAAACTAAAAAACTTCCCACCAGTTCATTTTATCAGCATAGAAGAATCTGAAGATAGAAGAGAATTATTAAATAAAAAATTCTCAGAGTATGGAATAACAAATATCACTCCTCACATCTTCAAAAGATATGAAGACAGTGAACACACATTTGTATCTAATCGCCCAGAAATAATTAATCTTGAAGAAGAATCAAGTTGGAGATGGGGTGGACCACTAACTTCTCATCTCAAAGCAATTAAAGAATGGTATTTTAATACAGATGAATCATATGCATTCTTCTGTGAAGATGATTTGAGTTTAGAGACAGTTGAATATTGGAACTTTACTTGGGAAGAATTTTTTAATACTTTACCAAGTAATTGGTCTTGTGTACAACTCTCTTGGGTAAGAGAAAATATTTTTGGTTTTTCGGATTCTCAAATAAGTTTAAGATCTAGATGTTGGTGTGATTGGTCGGCATGTGCATACTTGATAACTAGATCACATGCTAAAAAATTAATTGCAAATTATTATATGAATGGTGAATTTTTTATAGATTATGTTGGTAGGGATGTAAATCTTAGAGATAAATGGGCTCTATTTCCCACTGCGGAAACTATAGTTTTTACTTTGTTTGATTCTGAAGATTCTAATGTTTATGGATACCCTCTATTTGTAGAGGATGTTACTAATTGTCAAAGTAGCTTTGGTGGAATAGGAATATTTAATTCATCTTCTTATAACACCGTAATGGAATGGTGGAAAACAATTGGTAAAAATCTAACCATAAGGCAAATAGAACTGAAATAATCATATCTTTGATATCATTATAAATATAAAAAACCGGTTTTTCCCTGCATTTCATCGGCATAATGTCAAATATAAAAGTTAGAGTTGGTCAAGAAAATGCCATAAAAATTGTATCCTCTGTAGCTGCTCAGGGCGCACAAGGAGTACAGGGCACTCAGGGGCTACAGGGATTGCAGGGGGTTCAAGGTCTTCAGGGACTTCAAGGTGTTCAGGGATTAGATGGTCTTTTTGCTGGTCAGGGAGCACAGGGCACTCAAGGTTTAAGTAATCAAGGTGTTCAAGGTTCTCAGGGAACTCAAGGAACTCAAGGAACACAAGGAACACAAGGTCTTCAGGGACAACAAGGAACTCAGGGAACACAAGGAACACAAGGAACCCAAGGTCTTCAAGGTCTTCAGGGTACTCAAGGACGCCAAGGCACTCAAGGTACTCAGGGACTTCAGGGACTTCAGGGACGCCAGGGGACACAAGGTACTCAAGGGACACAGGGAACTCAAGGTACTCAAGGTTTGCAGGGTACTCAAGGTACTCAAGGAACCCAAGGTACTCAAGGCACTCAAGGTACTCAAGGTACTCAGGGAACCCAAGGTCTTCAAGGTCTTCAAGGTCTTCAGGGTACTCAAGGACGCCAAGGCACTCAAGGTACTCAGGGAACACAGGGAACTCAGGGTTTGCAGGGTGTTCAGGGTAGAGACGGTACAACACAAGGAACACAAGGAACTCAGGGTACTCAAGGAACACAAGGTTTGCAAGGTACTCAAGGACGCCAAGGTTCTCAGGGCACTCAAGGAACTCAAGGAACTCAAGGAACTCAGGGACTTCAAGGGCAACAAGGCACCCAAGGTTCTCAAGGAACTCAGGGCACTCAAGGTACTCAAGGAACTCAGGGAACTCAAGGTCTTCAAGGTCTTCAAGGTACTCAAGGCACCCAAGGCACCCAAGGAACTCAAGGGACACAGGGAACTCAAGGAACTCAAGGCACTCAGGGAACTCAAGGTCTTCAAGGTACTCAGGGAACTCAGGGTACTCAAGGAACTCAAGGAACACAAGGAACACAAGGAACTCAAGGTCTTCAGGGATTGCAGGGACGCCAAGGTACTCAAGGTACTCAAGGCACTCAAGGACAGCAGGGTACTCAAGGGCAGCAAGGCACTCAGGGTACTCAAGGAACTCAAGGAACTCAGGGAACTCAAGGACTTCAAGGGCAACAAGGAACTCAAGGGCAACAAGGAACTCAAGGGACACAGGGAACTCAAGGCACTCAAGGAACTCAAGGTCTTCAAGGATTGCAGGGTACTCAGGGACGCCAAGGTTCTCAAGGCACTCAAGGTACTCAAGGTACTCAAGGAACACAGGGAACTCAGGGATTGCAAGGACTTCAAGGTACTCAGGGTGCATTAAGTAATTTCCAGGGAACTCAAGGCACTCAGGGTACTCAAGGGCAGCAAGGCACTCAGGGTACTCAAGGTGAACAAGGTGTTCAAGGTACTCAAGGCACTCAAGGTACTCAAGGTACTCAAGGTACTCAGGGTCTTCAAGGAACCCAAGGTACTCAAGGAACCCAAGGTCGTCAAGGAACCCAAGGTCGTCAAGGAACTCAGGGATTAAGTAATCAAGGAACTCAAGGTCAGCAAGGTACTCAAGGAACTCAAGGCACTCAGGGTGTATTTGGACCAGCAACTATTCCACAAAATGCTCAGACTTCTAGCTACATTTTAACTTCTAGTGATAATGGTAAGCACGTAACGATAAGTCCATTTAATGCTGTTACCGTTCCAGCAAATGTTTTTCAATCTGGGGAGAATGTCGTTGTATTTAATAACTCTACTGGGATTAGTACAATCTACTCTTCCGGAGGAACACTGATGTATTTGGCAGGAACCGCATCAACCGGAGATAGATTTTTAAGTCAAAGAGGACTTGCAACGATTCTTTGTCTTGGAACTTCTGCCGGAGTTTCTACCTTTGTTATTTCCGGAGCAGGATTAACTTAATATGACGATACCATCTATTTTATTGGGTTATTTTAATCAAATTAATCAACAGCCATTTACAAACGTAGGAATCAATACTTTTATTGTTCCTGTTGGAGTAACAAGTATTTCTGCAGTTCTTGTTGGTGGTGGTGGTGGAGGTGCTGGTTCTGGAAACAACAACCAGGAACAATCTGCCGGTGGTGGTGGAGGTCTTCGATGGATTAGAGATGTCCCGGTGACAGCAGGCGAAACACTAACATTTTATGTTGGTACTGGAGGAACTGGAGGTGCTCAGGTTTCTGGTGCAGCCGGTAACGGTGCTAAGGGTGGAGATAGTTACTTTAAAAGAGGATTGTTTACATCGGCAAATCCAGTTCTTATGTTTGCTCAAGGTGGTGGTGGTGCTTTATATGGTTCAGCTGGTGCCGCTGCTGGAGTTGGTGGAACTGGTAGTGTTGTGGGAGTTACAACTTTTGGTTTCATTGGTGGTGGCGATGGTGGAACTGGAGGAACTAGTAACGGAACAAACAACTGTGGCGGTGGTGGTGCCGGTGGATACTCTGGAAATGGTGGAGGTGGAGCTGGTGACGTAGGAACTGTATCTGGACAAGCAGGAACCGGTGGAGGTGGAGGTGGTGGTGGTCGAAATGCCACAACTCAAGGTGCCGGAGCTGGTGGAGTCGGTATAGTAACCGAAGGAACAAATGGAACTGCTGGCGGTGCTGCCGGAGTTGGCGGTGGAGGATCTGGTGGTTCTGATGGAAGTGGAAAAACAGGTGGAAATTATGGTGGGGGTGGTGCTGGTGTAGAGAACACTACCGGTGGTAATGGTGCTCAAGGTGCCGCAAGAGTCATATGGTCATCAGTTAATGATGTGAGGTCTTATCCTAATAACTCACAAGATTATTCTCCGACAATTTTTACTGGAGATTTGACTTATTATGGAAATATAATAGGTCAGCAAGCATATACTACTCCTGGAGTTTATACTTTTGTTGTTCCTACAGCTGTGGGAGAAATTTCTGCAGTTGCAATTGGAGGTGGTGGTGGTGCCGGAGGTTCTGGAAACTGTACTGGTGCTTCTACGGGCTGGGCAGGCGGAGGCGGTGGTGGTGGTGGACTTTCTTATGGTACTTTCCCAGTAACACCCGGAGAGACATTAACTGTCTTTGTGGGTTATGGTGGAACTGGTGGTGCAGGTGCGAATGGAACAACCATTTGCATATCTTCCGGGGAGAATGGTGGTTCAAGTTACATTCGTAGAGATTCTACTGTTCTTATTGAAGGTGGTGGTGGAACTGGAGGATCGACGGGTTCCGCTGCCGGAGGAACTTCTCAAGTTGGAACTGGTGGTACTGGTGGTACTTCTACAGGAACTGAAAGAGATGGTGGTGGAACTGGTGGAATTGGTGGACTTGCTTCAGTCAATGCTGCCGGTGGTGCTGGCGGCGGTGCTGCTGGTTATACTGGAGTTGGTGGAACCGGTGGATATGGCAATACTACTGCTCCAGGCACAGATGGATTAGGTGGCGGTGGCGGTGGTGGTGGATCAGCAACAGCAGGAACAGGAGGTGGCGGTGGAACGGGTATTTTTGGCCAAGGGGCAAATGGAATTGGTGGTGGAGTGGTTGTTGCAGGTGGAGGTGGGGGTTCTAGTGGAACTTCTGGATCAAATATTGTCGGTGTTAATACTGGTGGTCTTTATGGAGGCGGTGGTGGTTCTTGGGATGATGATGCACTTTCAAAGGGTGGGGATGGTACTGGCGGTGCAGTTAGAATTATCTGGGGTTCTGGGCGTTCTTATCCATCAACAAACACTGCTGATGTATAAAATTTGATTTTTGAAGTCATCTAAAGTATAATACATAATTAAAGGTAAATTAAATTCTTTATGAATTTTGTAAAACATGCACTTGAAAATGGTGGAAGTATTCATCCATTAATTATTCCATCCAATGAATTAAAGGGACCATCCATTACAAACCCATCAGTTTATCTTGACGGTGATAAGATATTAGTTAATCTGAGAAACATTAACTATACTTTGTATCATTCTGAAAAGAAAAAGTTTGAACACCATTGGGGTCCACTGGTTTATATTCATCCAGAAAATGACTGGAAATTAAGAACCTGGAACATCATGTGTGAGATGGATGATGATATGAGAATCAAGTCTTATCATCATATTGATACTTCTGATTTTCCAGAAAAAGAACTTTGGGAGTTTGTTGGTCTTGAAGATTGTAGAATTGTTCGTTGGGATGGGAAGTTATATGTTTGTGGTGTAAGAAGAGACCTGGACACAATTGGTACAGGTCGAATGGAGTTGTGTGAAATAGTTTTCACAGATAATGGGGTAAAGGAAATATCAAGAAATAGAATTCCCGTCCCTGGACATAAAGGTGATGAAGGATCATATTGTGAGAAAAATTGGATGCCAGTTGTTGATATGCCATACCATTTTGTCAAGTGGACAAACGGAACTGAAATGGTAAAATATGATATTAATACTGGAGAAACTACTCAGGTTGCTCTGACAAATTGGAAAGATTTGGGTTGTATCGATTTGCGTGGAGGTTCTCAAGTAATTCCTTTTGGCGAATATCGTTTTTGTTTAAATCATGAAACTTATCTATACCAAAGTCCGGCAGGAAGAAAGGACGGAACATATAGACATCGCTTCGTTGTTTGGGATAAAGATTGGAACATTGTCAAAGTATCTCCACAGTTTGATTTTCTTGGTGGGGAGATTGAGTTTGCAGTTGGTATGTGCGAATATAAAAATAGTTATTTGATTACTTTTGGATTTCAAGATAATGCTGCTTATCTTCTTAAGGTTAATAAAGATACAGTAAAAGATTTTATTTTTAGTTGATATGAATATTTCTGTTATTTGTGCCTGCAAAAACAGGTATGACTCTTTAAGACTTTCTCTTCAATCATGGTTACATTTTGAACAGATTAAAGAGATTATCATTGTTGATTGGAGCTCTGATGAACCAATTGATCATCTTACTGAAGTAGATGATAGAATAAAAGTGGTGAGAGTTGATGGTGAGGAATATTTTAATCTGGCTCAACCTTTAAATCTTGCAGCAAGTTTAGCAACTCAAGACTACATTGCAAAGTTTGATTGTGATTACATATTAAATCCTTATCTTAATTTTTTTGGACAGTTTCCAGTTGATGAAAATTCATTTATTTCTGGACTTTCTAAAGTTGAAGCAGTTGAATATTATAATGAACAGACCGGTTGTTATGATATCGATTTTTACAAAATGGATATCGGAGCAATCCGTGATTACGTTTTTACATATAATCCTTTGTTTAAGTTTTTGAAAGGTATTCTTTATGTGAGTAAAGAAAATTTTGATAAAGTTGGTGGATATGATGAATCAATTGAAACTTATGGATGGGAAGATACAAATATTTTATCTCGCCTAGAACTTCTTGGACTTGAGCATAGAACAATTAAATTTGATGGGTCCATAATCCACTTACCCCATCCAGACAGAAAAAGATTTGAAAATTGTAAAGACTACCTAGAGATAGAAGAATATTATCTACCAATTTTACAAGAACAATATGATTCTCCTGATGAAGTTCGGGGAAATTTAGATTATGTAATTGCAGAAAAATTGATACAAAAAAATAAGCATGAGCATTTTGAATTAAAAGAATTTTTTATTGAGAAAAAAATAAATTGGAAAATTGAAAATGTTGGTGTAAATAAGTTCTTTGCAAAAAAAGTTAAATCAAAATTAAAAGATTTGCCATCCGTATTTTATGTCACATTAGATGAGAGTATTGATAGACAAAAAAATATAGGAGCACAATTTTCTAAGTATGGAATTATTCCAAATCCAGTTATTTCAAAAAGATTCAGTGAGTCTAATGATGTTGTAACTGGTCCTTATGTTCATACTTTAAACGATGGTACAAAAGGATGTGCCGTATCTCATTTAAAATCTATAAAGGAGTGGTATAATAGTACAAATGAAGAGTATGGATTTTTCTGTGAAGATGATTTGAGTTTAGAGACAGTTGAATATTGGAACTTTACTTGGGGTGACTTTATAGAACGCTTGCCTGATGATTGGGAATGTGTTCAATTAATGTGTATCCGTGGAGAATTTGATAATCTTTGTTTAAGAAATAGGTATTGGGATGATTGGTCTGTCACGGCTTATATTATAAAAAGATCCCATGCCAAAAAACTTATTGATAGGCATATCAGAAAAGATTCATATCATCTTGAATGTGAGAACCCAGATGTTCAACCATTGATAGAGACGATTCTTTTCACTGGTAACGTTTATACTGTTCCATTATTTGTAGAAGATACGAAATTTCAATCTACATTTGAAGGAAATGATGGTGATGTAAAGGACGGTCAAAAGAAAAATCATTACTACACTCACAATCGTGTTCTGGAATTGTGGCAAAAAAACACTAAATCTATAGATGAAATTATGGCAAAAGCATTTACAGTTAAGGCAAAAATTCCTACTAAAAAGAAAAAAGTAGTTGATTGTTTTCCATACTTTAATGAAAAAGAAATTCTTGAACTGAGAATTAATCTTTTAAAAGATCATGTGGATAAGTTTGTAATTACTGATGCGAATCACACTCATAGTGGAATTCCAAAAGATTATACTCTTAAGAAGACAATAAAAGAACTTGGTCTTCCTGAAGATATTATTGAAGTTATTGAGGTTGACCTTTCTGATGCTGCATTAGGACCAGCAACCCCCTATGAAAAAGTTTGGGATAAAAATCCTGCCCGTGAATCACGGGAAAAGGTTCAAAGAAATGCTCTTGCAAAGTGCTTACAAACAAATAATTTTGATGAAGACACAATGTTTATTGTGTCTGACTGCGATGAAATTTTAAATCCAACGTACATTCCGATGCTGCGTGACTTGGTAATAAGTCATCCTAAGAATATTTTTAAAATTGATCTTGTTCATCTTGAGGGTAGTGCTGACATGAGAGCGTACCATAAAGATACTGGTGAACCTAGGGATTGGAGATTTTCTTTATTCCTTTGTACAAAAGAACAAGCATCTAATGTAGGATTTACCGAAGTTCGTGCAGATACATATAATCCTTATCCAATCGTTTGGCCATATGAAAATGGACAGATGATGAAAGGTTTGGGGTGGCACTTTAGTTGGATGGGTACAAACGAGAATAGACTGACAAAGGCAAAATCATTTTGTCATGCTGACCAGGTTATTGACTCATTATCTCATAAAAATTATGCAAGCAATGAGATGAAAAATTTCATGCTCAATTACACTAGAACTGAAGGTCAAGTTTGTCCATCGGGAATGAGTGACTTTATAATGAAGTTTTATCCTGTGCAGGATTTACCTCAGATTATTTTTGATTTACCAAGAGTAAAAGAGTTTCTATTACCGTTTGACGATACTTCAGATGACCAATCTGAGTTTGAAAATCTTTTGAAAGCGTTTTCTGAAGATGTTGAAAATGCAGAAAACAATTTTAATCTTGGACTATGGTATGAATCTAAAGGACATAATGCTCCTGCTCTTTCATATTATTTGCGTTGTGCAGAAAGGTCTGAAGACAAAGACCTTGCCTATGAAGCAATCATTCGTGGATCTTTTTGCTACTCAAAACAAGGAGAACGAGATGGAAGTTCAAGAGGAATGTTATTCCAAGCACAGGCATTTAGACCAGACAGACCAGAAGCATATTTTCTTCTAAGTCGATATGCAGAGCAGAGATCATGGTGGCAAGATTGTTATTTAAATGCTCATCTTGCTCTTTTGTACTGTGATTTTAATCAACCGCCACTAAGAACTGATGTTGAGTATCCTGGAAAGTATGGTCTTCTATTTGAAAAGGCTCTATCTGGTTGGTGGTGGGGAAAAGTTGATGAGTCAAAGGAAATTTTTATAGACCTGAAAAAAAATCATCAGATGAACTCACAATTTAATATTTTGGTTGATAACAATCTTAAACATATTGGTGTTAATTTGGATGAATTGAATGCTGAGATTGAGGCATCTAAAAGTGTGAAAGAAATACCAGTTATAGGTGTTCCAATTGTTAATGGTGTACATTGGTTGAGAAGATTAATCGACAGTGTTGATTATCCTGTCAAAGATCTTATTATCTTTAATAACAATGGTCGTGGACAAATCACTGAGGAATTGGAGAGTATTTGCCAGGAAAATCATAAGTTTATTAAGAACATTAAGGTTTGCCATCTTCCTTCAAACATTGGATGCTCTGGTGCATGGAATTTGATTATCAAATCTTATATGCTTGAACCTTATTGGATTATTGCTAGTCATGATGTTTGTTTCTCACCAGGGTTATTGAGAGAGATGGTTGAAAAATCTGAAGACCCAGAAATTGGAATGGTCGGATACTTTGATTTATTCTTACTCAAAGATTGGGTTGTTCAAAAAGTTGGACTCTTTGATGAAAATTTCTATCCCGCATATGTGGAGGATTGTGATTATCTAATACGTTTAGACAAAGCAAATGTCAAGAGGGAACCAATTAATACATCTTATCTACATGGAGATGGTGGATATAAAGAAGGTGGTTCACAAACTTCAAAAATAGAACCCGAACTTCACGATAAATTACATCACTCCAGAGTTTTAAACGAAGTTGATTACATAGCACACAAATGGGGTGAGTCTTGGGTGGTAATTATGGGTGATGATTGGGATTATCAACCTTGGGAATATCCTTTCAACAATCCTAATCTACCTGTTACTTATACAACTTATGATTTGGATTTTGTTCGTAAGAAGCATCTTGGATTTTAAGATTGACTTTTGGGATTTAAATTGCTATAATATAAATTATTTTAATTAAGACACTATGGAATTTATAGTTTATTCAAAAGAGGGTTGCCCATATTGTGTGAATGTGAAGCAAGTTTTAGAATTATCTAAATTAAATTTTAAAGTTCTTTCTCTGGATGAAAATTTTACCAGAGAAGAATTTTATGAAAAATTTGGTCATGGAACTACTTTTCCACAGGTTATTATGGATGGTAAAAATCTTGGTGGGTGTATAGATACGATTAAATATCTGAAGGAGAATTCTATTGTCTAATTTGCCGATAAATAAAAGTAACTACGATATCAATCGTGGGTTTGAATTTATTTTAAGGGGAGGTAAAAAACAAAAGCAACCTAAGGATTTCCATATAATATTTGAAAAGTTAATTTGTATATTTAAAAGAAAATTAACAGTATATTTTGAATTTTCTTTGGACATAAAAAAGTAGTAAACTTCCCATAAGGAGAGGAAAAATGGTAGCAGTAAGTTTAGTTTTTGGATCATTTTTAACTGTCTTATTTCTTATTGTGGGAGTTCTAACTGGATGGGTTGCTCGGGAGTATATGATGAATCACCAAGAAATTCCAAGATTTCATCCCGAAATGTATGATGAGAACGGAAATATTATCCCCGATGAAATTTTAGCAGTACGATTTGAAAACGATTATGACTACGACGACGAAACCGAAGACTAGTGCAAAGACAACAAAAAGGGTTGTTTCTGTTGGTAGTTTAAATCTACCGAACAATCCTTTTATTTTTGAAGTTCTACATCTTGTATCTAAACAAAAGACGAATGTAAAAAAAGTTGAAGTTCTTAAAAAATATGAAGAGCCTTCTTTGAAGGCTGTTCTTATTTGGAATTTTGATGAAAGTATTATCTCATTGCTTCCTGATGGTGAAGTTCCTTATTCTGGATATTCTGAACAGACATCGTATAGTGGAACTTTGACCACTAAAATTGACGAAGAAGTTCGTAAAATGCATGAGAACGGATCTTTTTCTCTTGGAAGTAGTGATGGTGATGGTAGAACAACTATTCGTAGAGAATGGAAGAACTTTTATCATTTCCTGAAAGGTGGTAATGATTCCCTGAGTAAAATTCGTAGAGAATCAATGTTCATTAATGTTCTAGAGGGTCTTCATCCTCTTGAAGCTGAGATTCTTTGTTTGATTAAAGATAAAAAACTACAGACGAAGTATAACGTCACAAAAGAAATTGTAAGTGAAGCTTACCCAGATATTCAGTGGGGTAACAGAAGTTAAATTATTTTTGGAGATTATAATTTTGGAGAAAAAATTAGTAAAAGAAAAGATGCCCCAAACAGAAGATTCGGCATCCAGTAGAGAAAAAAGTTTAGAAACTTGGAGTCCTCAAGAAAGAGAAACTTTTAGATCTCGTTATGGATGCGAGATTTTAAAACACAATTGCACATTAGAAGAAGCGAAGGACAAGCAAGTTCCTAATGACGCTTATATTGTAACCTATGTTCATAACGGTAAGGTCTGTTATGATTTAACTAGGTCATCAAAGAGAGTTAATATTTTTGATATGTATTATGATAATTTAGGTGATGTGATTAAGAGTATTGATTGGGGATACGGTAGAATAAGTCCAAAGATTTGGGGATGCGAACCCCCCAAATCAAAAAAGAGAAAATAATTACCCAGATGCCCGGAAAAATTTTCGGGTATTTTTTTGCCCTTTAAGATTTTTTAAAATTGTAACATATGTTACAAAATTATTTGACTATATACCTTGACTAGGGGTATAATTCCCCTAACGTTCATCCCATATGGGACGGAAGTAAGCCGACTCGGAACGGATCGTTCATTCGCTATTCGCAAATAGCGAACGCAAAAGCCGACTGAAGGAACGCTCTTTAACCTAAAAAACTAAGGAGAAAACCTAATGTCAAAAGTTGTTTATAGAGGGTGCTCATACGACACCGAAGATGCAAAGAAAGAGTATGTTTCTTGGTATAACAGGACTCATGCCCCTGCTCATCCTCAAAATACATATAGAGGATTAGCATACCGTCCTTGCAATAATAGCGAGGTGGCAAAATGAATACTTACTTCGTTCGTTATCTTAAGAAAAAAGCAAAGAAAGAAAAACTTCTCCATATTGCACAAATTAATATGGCAAAACAACCACAAGTTGCTTAATAAACCAGGGGGGATTGACTTCCCCCCTTTTTTTATGTAAAATGACTGAAGAGAACTATAAAGTATGGACAAAGACAAATTAAAACTTATTGTCCGTAATCTAGAGTTGCTTGTAGATTCTTTAAAGGCAGAAATTTATTCTGATGTTAATGCTTATAAGGCACCCAAACAAGGAATAACAGATTACGACGAAATTTTTGAAGATGATGACGGTTATGCAGACTGATAGAGCAAAAAAACTTATTAGGTTGTTGAACAGATTGCTCAAACAAGAGCATTTATACAGTGATGAAGAACTAAAGAAGATTAAAGCACAATTACGAGTTGTAAAAGAAGAACTCGCAGATATTGAAGCAAAAACATCAAAAGGATTTGGAAAAAAATGACAGTAAAACTTATTTCAATTACTCCAGATGCAGAGCAGACAATGGCATACGTTGCTAGAGTGTCTAATCCTAGTAACCAGGATAATGAGAACTATGCAGGGCTATTGCGTTATTGCATTAAGCATAATCATTGGTCTGTGTTTGAACAATCTTTTATGACTCTTGAGATTGAAACTACAAGAGGAATTGCTGCTCAAATTTTGCGTCATAGGTCTTTCACATACCAGGAATTTTCGCAACGTTATGCAGATACGAATCTTCTAATGGATCATATTCCTATTCCAGATTTGCGTAGGCAGGATACAAAGAACCGCCAAAATTCTATTGATGACCTTGGTGATTATGTGAAACTTGGATTGCAAGGAGAAATCGCAGCACATTTTAAGGCATCCATGAACCTCTACAATCGTCTCCTAGAAAAGGGAGTGGCAAAGGAGTGTGCAAGGTTTGTACTGCCCCTGGCAACGCCTACACGCATCTATATGAGTGGTTCCTGTCGTAGTTGGATTCACTACATTAATCTTCGTTCGGCAAACGGAACTCAAAAAGAACACATGGATATTGCTCTGGAATGTAAGAAAGTATTTACCGAACAATTTCCATCAGTGGCAGAAGCCCTGGAATGGGTCTAAATAAATTATCTTGAATTCGTAACTTATGGCAACTTATCCCGTAGTGAATAAAGTCACTGGTGAACAGAAAGAAGTGGAGATGAGCATCCACGACTGGGATCAGTGGAAAAATGATAATCCCGAATGGATTCGTGATTGGTCTGATCCTTCTACTTGCCCTTCTCCAGGAGAAGTTGGTGAGTGGAAAGATAAACTGGTTGCAAGAAATCCTGGTTGGAACGATGTCCTAGGTCGTGCCGCCAAAATGCCCGGTTCAAAAGTTAAAAAAATCTAAACACTTATGGCAAGAAGAAAAAGAGGTACTGTCGATCAACCAATTGGTGTTGGTCTAACTGCAAAGCAAATGAAGCGTAAAAAACCGCTAAGTAGTGATTTTTTGGTTGATATTGAACCACTTACTGAAAATCAACAAAAACTCTATAATTCATATAGTAAGGGAAAGCATATCGTTGCTTATGGTTGCGCTGGAACAGGAAAAACATTTATCACTCTCTATAATGCTCTTTGTGATGTTCTTGAGGAAAGAACTCCTTATGAGAGAGTTTATATTGTCCGTTCCTTAGTTGCTACAAGAGAAATTGGTTTTCTTCCTGGAACACATGACGATAAAGCAGATATTTACCAGATTCCTTATAAGAATATGGTGAAGTATATGTTTCAGATGCCTACGGACTCTGAATTTGAAATGCTTTATGGTAATTTGAAGGCACAGGAAACAATTAAGTTTTGGAGTACTTCTTTCCTTCGTGGAACTACACTTGATAATTCAATCATTATTGTTGATGAATTTCAAAACCTCAATTTCCACGAATTAGATTCGATTATTACTCGTGTTGGTGAAAATACAAAAATCTGTTTCTGTGGGGATGCAACTCAATCCGACTTGCAGAAAACAAATGAAAGAAATGGAATCATAGATTTTATGTCCATCTTGCGTAAAATGCCTTCTTTTGATATAATTGAGTTTGGAGTCGATGATATTGTTCGTTCTGGACTTGTCAAAGAATATATTTTAGCAAAAATCGACGCAGGATTTTAATGTTCAAACATGTTGAATTGAATCTCCCTCTTCTTGAGAGAGAAACTATAGATGGTATTCGATATTATAAAGTTCCAGATGAAGAACAACTTCTGAAACTTGTATCAATTACTTCTGTTACAAGTCATAAAAACCGCCAGTTCTTTGCGGACTGGCGTAAAAGAGTTGGTGAAGAGCAGGCAGACAAAATTACCAGACAGGCAACCAGTCGTGGAACTGATATGCACCTTCTGGTTGAGCATCATATGAAGAATGAGGATCTTCCGAAAGTTCAACCACTGTCAGAATTTTTATTTAAAATTGCGAAGAAGGATTTAAATCGTATAAATAATATTCATGCTCTTGAAGGTTCCTTATACAGCAAAGTTCTTGGAATAGCTGGAACCGTAGATTGTATTGCCGAGTTTGATGGCGAACTAGCGATAATCGATTTTAAAACATCTAAAAAACCAAAACCACGAGAGTGGATTGAACATTATTTTGTTCAGTGTATGGCATATGGTTGTATGCTCTACGAACTGACTGGTATTTCAGTTAAAAAACTTGTAATCATTATGGCATGTGAAAATGGAGAATCCGTTGTTTATGAAGAATATGACAAATCAAAGTACATCAAACTACTCACCGAATACATTAGAGAGTTTGTTAGACATAGACTGGAACTGTATGGAACCAAATAAAGAACTAGAACAAGCAATAGAGAGCAAGTTTTTAACTCCTTCCAAATTCGCTTTGGAAATTGAGAGTATTGTGGCGCTTGAAAAAATGAATTATATTGATGCAATTTGCCACTATTGTGAAATTAACTGTCTTGAAGTAGAATCTGTTACGAAACTAATTTCAAAACCTTTGAAAGAAAGATTAAAGTGGGACGCAACTCGTCTTAACTTTATGAAAAAAACTTCTAGGGCAAAACTTCCTCTGTAACATAAATACCTAAAAAGTATTGAAATAATGAAGCCTTATAGTCAATTTGTTTCAGAAGCTCAAAGTAGCAGAGAGCAGCAGTTTTTTAATGACATAAAAACAAGAGCAAAAAGACAGGGAGCAACTGACGTTGAATCTAATCTTATTGCTGCTCAAGGTGCCTTAGAAACAGGTTGGGGTAAAAGTCCAAGTGGTTCTTGGAATTATTTTGGACAAAAAGCAAGTTCAAACGAAAAAGGAACATCAAAAGGTACTTTTGAGTATGGTGCAAGTGGTAGATATAATACTTCAGCAAAATTTAAGGATTATGATAGTTTAGATTCTTCTATTGCTGATAGAATTAATAAGTGGAGCTATAAAACTAGAGGTTCTAAAGACGTTGAAGATGCTGCAACTAGACTGCAGATACCTGGAGGACAAAGAATTCCTGGATCAAAAGAAGTAAGTCATGGTGCGTATGCAACTTCTCCCATTTATGTAAGTTCAGTTTCTAGAATTGCCAGAGATTATGGAGGATCTAAAGTATCATCTCCATCACAAGTGAATTCATCTAAACCATATGCTGCAAAAAAAGGATCTCTTGATACTCCTTCACCTACGAGAGTTCTTGCTAAACTTAAAGGAAAATCAGGTGAGTTGAATAAAACAACAGGTAAATTTACTCAAAGAAAATGGTCTAATCCAGAAGGAACCAGATATAAAGCATACGGGGGAAAGTAACTCTTTATTTTTAATTATGTCACCATTTGAAACATATCAACATTATCTTTCGTTAAAGTCTCATTTTACAAATCCAAAATACGATTTCTTTAAGTACGGTGCGAAGACTCGTGCTAGTATGACTTCTTTCAATAAACGAAAGGACAAATACTGGTTTGAGAAAACTAGTCGCAAGTATTCTGATAAAGAAGTCGTAAATTTTTTAGTATCAAATTTTGTAGAGGCAGATAACCCACAGAACTTATGGATTGGAGAAATTATCAATTCTGGAGAAAGAACATACGCAGAGTGGATGAGAAGGCAGCAGAGTTTGACTTACTTATTCAAAGAGCAAAGCAACGAATTGTTCTCTCAGATAAAATTAGAGGATGCCTTGAATTGCTCCAAAGGTCATCCACCCGTTCTAAAAAGTTTCCTGGGCGGGAAGATTTCTCTTGAAACCTTAGTAATATATGATAAAATATTCCTGTTCGGGAATAAGTTCGATATGAAACTTTTAGACCCAGTGTGGGAAACCGTCAGTTTAAAAATTAAGAAGTATAATCCATTTCTAAATATTGATGTCTCCTATTTTAAAAAAATTTTAAGGGAAATTGTAAATGAGTAACTTTTTTGATTCTGATATTATTCAGGAAGAATTGAGAGAAATTAACAACTTACAAGAAGAGATATACGGAAGTATTCTCAGTTTTGGTATGATGGACCGTGAAACAAAATTGGAGCACATTGAAAAACTACAGGTGCTTCTTGATAAGCAGCGTATAATGTATACACGACTCTCTCTTTCTGATGACCCGCAAGCGGTTGAGATGAAAGAGAATCTTCGTAAGTCAGTTGCTCTGATGGGATTCCCACCAGAGACTGATATGAGCATCTTGTTTAGTAGCATGAACAAAACAATCGAATCCTTAAAGCAGTTTGTTGACCAATAGGTTCATCCCTGCTATAATATCCAAGTAATCCCCCGTATCCAACGTATCCGAGGTATCTAATGTCTTTTGCAGATCTTAAAAAACAATCTAAACTTGGCTCTCTCACCGAAAAACTGGTGAAAGAAGTTGAAAAAATGAATAGTTCCAGTGGTAGTGCTGATGACCGTCTCTGGAAACTTGATGTAGATAAAAGCGGCAATGGGTATGCCGTAATCCGTTTCCTGCCCGCACCCGAAGGTGAAGACCTTCCGTTTGTGAAAGTTTATTCCCATGCTTTCCAAGGTCCTGGTGGTTGGTTGATTGACAACTGCCTGACCTCTCTGAATCAGAAGTGTCCGATTTGTGAACACAACTCTGGTCTCTGGAATTCTGGTGTTGATGCTAATAAGGAAGTTGCTCGCAAGCAAAAGCGTAAACTGACTTATGTTTCCAACATCTATGTGGTAAAGGACCCTGCCAATCCTGAGAATGAAGGAAAAGTGTTCCTCTTCAAGTATGGCAAGAAAATCTTTGATAAGATTTCCGAAGCGATGCAACCTGAATTTGAAGATGAGACTCCTATCGATCCGTTTGATTTCTGGCAAGGTGCCAACTTCAAACTGAAGGCAAAGAATGTTGCCGGTTATCGCAACTATGATTCTTCCGAGTTCGCTTCTGCTAGTGCGCTTCTTGATGATGATGATGCTCTGGAAGCACTCTGGAAAAAGCAGTATTCTCTTGCTGAGTATCTGAGTCCTTCTGAATATAAGTCTTACGAAGACCTCAAGAAGCGTCTTGATTATACTCTGGGTCTGAAAGGAACTCCTAAGTATCAAGACCCTGAAGAACTTGACGAGGAAGACAATACTCGTGGTTCTTATAAGGAACTTGATGATGACCTTCGTTCCGAACTCAACAATCTGAAACCCACCCGTCGTGCTGCGGTTGAAGAGGATGAGGACGACGATGCTCTCTCCTACTTTGCAAAGTTGGCAGAAGACTGATTTAGTTCATAAAGAGGGGATTACTCCCCTCTTTTTATTATGGTAATGTGTTTCTTGTATTTTCTGTACGAACTAGAGTTGGATTTACATACTGAGAAGAACGATCATAATTCATAATCTTTCTCATATCATTCAAGAATTGTTGTAAATAAGACTTTTTAAGAACATATATTAATCTTTTTTCTTCATTTTTTCTAGTTTCATATTCATAATTAGTAATTCCAACGACTGGATTTAAAATTTCAATTTGTTCTTGATACATTGTATCTGGTTTTGGAATTGTAAATTGAGAATCTACTACTTTTCCAGCTGGAATAATTAATCTTCCCTGGGAATCTTTAACTTCGGTAGTCTCATAAAATTTTATTGCTGATAGATTTTCAACACCATACTTATTAACAACAAAATTATATAATTCTCTGTTTGAGAGTGGCCATTGGTCTCTGACGCTAATAATATTTGCCGATAATAAAACAACCCAATCTAAATCAGCTCTTCCGTAAAGATCTTCTGCAACTAAGTCTGGTCTGTAATTGTCTGGAATTGCGTATTTGTTAAAAACAGTCGTGATGTTTTGTAAATCTTCACGTAACTTAACTCTTCTGAATAAGTTTTTAACTCTTATGTAAGAGTCTGAACCATTCCTATCTGGTAAAGTTGATTGATATTCAATATTTGGAAGTTCTCTAAAGTATCCCATTAGTATCCTACTCCTCCTACACCTTGGTAATCTTCAAAGTAAATTGGATTAAGTTCTTGAAAGTTAAGTGAAAGTTTCATGTGAATAGGAGTGGAATCATTATAAACTGCATAAGTTCCAGATCCTGTATAGTTGACACTCATACCTTTCATTGCCATTGGTTTAAATCTATTTAAAAATGGATGAGATCTTCCTCCAGACTTATATTCCAAAACAAAAACGTTTGGAGCACTAATGAATAGTCCATTTCCACCCCCGGCAGAACTTCTTGGTGCCATTGAAGTTTTAAACGTTCTAATAATATCTTTTACAACACCTGCCTCATTAGGATCTTTAGGAACAAAATCAAAATTAAATGAAAATTCTCTTAATCCAACTCCTTTGAATAAGAGTTCCATATTTGGATTTAGAACTTGACCAGTTGATCTTGACAAGAGAGATGAAGCGTCAACATTGCCACCGAACATATTCACTAATTGTGCAGAAAAGAAACTTTGTGCTAGGTCTTGTACATTTCCAGATGAACCAAGTCCTTTTGCTGCATCCATTAGTCCTGATATTGTTTTAATACCTCCAGTAACTACATTTCCTTCTTGCATTCCTTCTCCAACAGACTTAACTCCAGCCATTTCCATAGCATTTAAACTACTGTCACCCCAATCGACAGAGTTTGAATCTTGCAAATCTTGTGGCATTGGTAAGATAATAATCGCTTCAGGTTTTTTTAAGTTATCACTTTGATTTAAAAGTTGTGTGCTGCTTGTAAAAGTAACATTGCTCCCTGAAGCATTTGGTGCCGGTGGAATATATCTTACAATTTTTATTTCTAAGTAATCATCAGATTCTTTAATTGCTTTATTTGGATATCTGAGAGTTTTTAAACCTACTGCTCTATTTTGTGGTGATTGTGGTTGTTGCGAGGATGAATTTGGATTAAATGCTGTTGGAGTGGATGCAGCTGCTGTAGCTTGAGAAAGTGCTCCCCCAGAAGTTGAAGATAAATCAACCCCAGATTGTGCTAATTTAAATCCAGTTAAAGAGTTGACCATCTTCTAGGAACTTTTTAAGTATTTAGTCGAATTTTTGCATATGGAATACTTCTAACATCATCTAATTCTTCTGGTCTTATTTTATATACTCCGCCAGGTATTTCTTCCCAAGTGTATTGCCTTACACTGCCCCAATGTAGATTAATTCCTCTAAATCCCCAATTGTATAAATTTGTCACTGCTACTAAAGGATTTTGATCATATTGAATAAGAGGAGTCTTTGGATTGTAGATAAAGGTATAATAGTTGCCGGGTATTACTGATTTACTTCCTTCCTCCAATACATTCAATAGTTCTAGCATTAAATCATCTGGGTCTTCAGTTCCAATTAAATTTTTTAAAATCTCACGAACTCTATTAAACTCATTTGTTTCACTTGTTATTTTTTGTGATCTTTGTCTTAGAGTTTTTCTTGGCATTATTTGATACCTAAGTCTTCTTCTGTTAGAACTTTAAATTCCCACATTCTATCTTTGCAAAATTCTTTTGCAGCTTTCCATTTTGCTTGATTTTTTGCATACTCTACAACTTCAAAAATATATCCTCTTGTTTTTTTCTTTTGAACTTTTGGTTCAATTGTTTGTTTTTTGGGTTTGATTTCAATAATATATTTTTTAATTTGACCGGTGCTTTCTTTGACTTTGATATAAAAATCTGGAAAATATCTATGAACTCTATTATCAACTGGGGAAATATAAGGTAGTGCAATTTCTTCACTTCCCCATTCTAAGATATTTTCATTTAAGTCACAATATTTCATAAATTTACGTTCCCATAAAGAACGATAAATTATATTCGTAGGATCTCCCTTATATTTTTTTGGAAATGAAGGTGAGTATTTTCCCTTGTATGACATCTAAATAATTACAATCTTCTCATAATAGGTATTTAGAGTGCCTGTAAAACCACGTAAAATATCTGATATTAAACCACTTTTTACTAATCTAGCTCAAACATCTCAATATGAATTTAGGTTTGGTGGGTTTAGAAAGGGTTTGAAAGAATATTTGAAGGATAGAGGAGTTGATCCTAGATTTACTGGAGAGTCTGCAGGTCTTCTTTGTAATTCAGCGTCCCTTCCTGGATCTTCTTTTGCGACCGCTGATGTTGCTGGTAACTATACCGGATTGATGGAGAAAGTCGCTCATACTAGAATATTTACTCCTATTGAATTGTCTTTTTATGTTGATAAAGAATATAAGGTAGTTAAATTTTTAGAGCACTGGATGGAGTATATTTCCAGTGGGTCTGGAATTTCACCAACAACAAGTGATTATTTTTATAAAATGAGATATCCTGATGAATATAAGATAGATTATACAAAAATAATTAAATTTAACAGAGATTATCGTTCTAAAAATGAGTTAGAATATAATTTTTTCGGTCTTTTCCCAATTGCAATATCTTCAATTGGAGTTTCTTATGATGCGGCACAAACACTTACTATGAGTGCAACATTTAACTATGAAAGATATGTTTGTGGAAGATCATATAGTTTAAATGTTAAACGTCAAGATTCTAATAACCTTCTTTATAATGTGAACATACTTAATAAGGACGTATTTAGTCTTGAGAGTCTTCAAGCTCTGGGGCAGAAAGTTCCTTTTGAGAACAATAAAGATTCTAATCAAAATTCAAATGCATCGTTACAGAATTATCTAACTTCAAATTCAACACCAATTCCAAATTCTAGTCTTGACAGTGGATTCTTTAATATTGGCATCTAAATAAAATATCTGAACATTCATAATCAAAAATTATGCCTTTACCAACAATTTCTACTCCAACATATGAATTGGAATTGCCATCTATAAAGAAGAAAATAAGATACAGACCATTTTTAGTTAAAGAAGAAAAGATTCTAATTATTGCGATGGAGACTGATGATCCAAAGCAAATTGCTATTGCAGTAAAAAATGTAATCACGAATTGTATTTTAACCAAAGGTGTAAAGGTAAACGAACTGTCTACTTTTGACATTGAATATTTGTTTTTAAATATTCGTGGAAAATCTGTGGGTGAAATGGTGGATGTTCTAGTTACATGTCCAGATGATGGTACAACTCAAGTTCCCACTTCAATTAACCTTGATGATATTAAAGTAAAAGTTTCTGATAAGCATAAGAGAGATATTACATTAGATGAAAATCTAACACTAAGAATGAAGTATCCATCAATGGATGAATTTGTTAAAACTAATTTTACAATGTCTGATATTAGTGTAAATGATACATTTGATTTGATAGCATCGTGCATTGACCAAATTTATAATGAGGAAGAATCTTGGAATCCTAGTGATTTTACTAAGAAAGAAGTTTTAGAATTCTTAGAAGGACTAAGTTCAAAGCAATTCAAAGAAATTGAAAAGTTCTTTGAAACAATGCCCAAACTTTCTCACATTATTAAAATTAAAAATCCAAATACTGGAGTTGAAAGTGAAGTTGTTCTTGAGGGCCTTTCTGCTTTTTTCGGGTAGGTATGGCTCATGAAAATCTTGAGTCATACTATAAAACTAATTTTGCTCTCCTTCAGCACCATAAATATAGTTTGACAGAGCTAGAAAATATGATCCCTTGGGAGAGAGATGTATATATCTCTCTACTTCAGCAGTACATTGAAGAAGAAAACTTAAAGAACCAATCTAATGGCTGACCCATCTACCGTTGCTAATACTGGAGTAGATCCTACCACAGGGTCATATTTGTCTAGAGAGAGTAGACTGGCCATTTTTAGAAATAGAAGTATTCAATCTGCGGCAGCTGGTTTTGGTGGAGGAGGAGGTACAGATCCACAGACTTCTGCAATTGTCAAGAGACAAAATATTACAATTGTTCAATTGCAGAATGAAATTAACGCAATAAAAAAATCACAATCTGAAACATTAGGCGTATTTCAAAAAGAAATAGGTAATATACAGAATAACATGCAAGTTATTTCTGTAAATGTTCGTGACCTTGGCGCATCTATTAAGCAGTCAAATCAACTCTTATCTACTGACGCTCAATTAGAAAAACAGCAAACTCTTCAAGAACAATTACAAGAATCTAGACTTGCTGAACAGGGTATTAGAGAAGGTAAAGAGAGAGAATTAGAATCTAGAATACAGTCTGCTATTCTTGCTCCAATTCGTTTATTAACAAACAAAACACAGTCAATTTTTGAAAAACTTCAGAAAGCATTATTCACATTTTTTGCTGGGTGGTTAACTAATAGCGTTCTTACTTTATTCCAACAGCAATCAAATAATAATCAAAATAGAGTTCAGGAAATATTCAATAATATTATTAGCTCTGTAAACATAGTTTTCAGGTCAATGGGTGTTGTAAAAGACACTTTGAGTTCAATTATTAGAGTTGTGAGTGGTACTGTTGGATTGGTTACCAAATTTATTGGTACGGGAATAGGAAAATTATTTGGTGGATTGGCTACTATTGCGGGGAGGGCAGTTGGAATTCGTGGAACTCCAATTGCTCCTGAAGCACCTGGAAAAAGTGGAAAACCTGGAGCAAAACCTGCTCCTAGGGGTCCTGGATTAATTAATACCGCACAAGCTGGTATTGGTGCAGTAATGAATTTTCAGAGTGGAGAATATACTGATGCTGCCGTTAGTGCTTTAGGTGCTGCTCCTGGACTTCTTGGAGCTGGTGGTAGGATTGTATCATTTGCTGATGATATGGCAGAAATGGCTGGTTTTCGTGGAGGAGCAGGAATTTTAGGAAACACTCCTCGTGGGGGAAATAAACCTCAATCGCCAACATCTCCCAATCCACCTGGAGCATTAGCACCAGGGCAGAGACCAGATAAAGCACTTAATAAAGAGCAGTTTGCTGCGGCACAAAAAGCAAGAGCGGATGGTAAAGCATCTGGAATGACTGGTCAGGACCTTGAGAAATATGTTGCAAATGCGGTTATGGCAGTTCCTCAAACACCAGCAGCCATACAACCAGTAGAAGCAGCAGCACCACCAACTCCTGCACAAACACCAGAGGTAACACCATCTGCTAAAATGGCACCTGCCTCTGCTGATTTATCTTTTAATCTTGATACTAGTAAAATGTCTGGAGAGATGGATTTTAGCCAACCAGCTCAATATGGTAATGTGAGTGTCCCTGTTGAATCTGGAGAGTCTCAAAATGCAACTCAATCTCCGTCTGTATCAATAACTCCAGCACAAACGCAGAGTATTCCAACACCACCTGCTAAGGTTGGAGAGGTTCCGGAACCAAAACCAAATGTTGTTATGATGTCTTCTGTTCCTGGGGCACAAGGACCTGGAGATACTGTATTGTCTTCACAACCTGGTGCTGCAAGTGATGTTCCTCAGATAAGTTCGTCAAATCCAGATAATTTTTATGCATTATACTCCCAAATTAACTATAATGTATTAGTCTGATATGGCAACCACAACTTTAAAACCATCCATAGGGCTTCAAAATCAATTTAAAAATATTCGTAGTGGGTTTCAGTCCGCTTCAAAGGATGCTACGAGTATAAAAACAGTTTTATTTAAGAAAACTAAAGTTAAAAGAGAGGCGATAATTAGTGATAATAGATTATTTAAAAAAAGACAAGAGAATATAAAAAGAAAGGATGCTGAAGAACTTTTAGAGTCTAAAAACGTTGGTGGTGGTGCCGTAATGGGCGCTAGAAACATTATTGCTGAAAGCACCAAAGGATTTCTTGGTCGTATTATGGATGCTATTGGTGGGTTTGTTGTTGGATGGTTGGTGTATAATTTACCTAATATTATTCAAATGGCTACTGATTTGATTGGTAGATTAAAAAAAGCAGGAACAGTCTTATCTAATTTTGTTACGGGAGTTACCAAGATATTTACAAATAGTGGAAGAGTAATCGGAGCGGTTTTGACAAACATCGTTAGACTAGATTTTTTTGATACTAGCAATAGATTTCAAAATTCTATAAATGATCTTTACAATTCTTTTTCTGATTTAAATTCTTCAATAGATGATGGTATTAAATTAGTTACAACTCCATTGGGAGAAATGCCAGGTGAACAACCTAGTCCAATGGGGACTTCTTATACTACTGAACCTGGAGGACCTTCATCTTCAGTAAGTGGATATGGAACTCCACAAGAGCAAGCACTATTAAAAACCTTAAGATTTGCTGAAGGAACAACAAAAAGTTATGGTACAATTTTCGGCGGAAATGTAGTTAAAGAATTATCCGAAGGTAAATTAACAGTTCAAGAGACAATTAATATGGCAGATACTGGAAGACTGCCACAAAGATTAGGTGGAGGTAAAATTCCTGGATATGGGTCAGGTTCAAAAGCAACCGGTGCTTATCAGTTCATGCCATTTACTCTTGAAAGTCTTATTAAGTCTGGTGATTTAAAACCAAATGAACCATTTACTCCAGAAGTACAGGACAGAGCAGCTCTTGCTTTAGCAAAAAGAAGAGGAGTTACTGCCCAAATGCTTCAGTCTGAAGGATTTTCACAAAGAGTTTCTTCTTTACTTGCACCAGAATGGGCATCAGTTCCCGTTGCTAGTGGTAAAAGTTATTATGGACAACCAGTAAAATCTTTATCTTCTTTACAGAAAACTTATAAACAATCTTTGTCTACTCCTACTCCATCTCCAGCACAAACAACTTCAGCACCAACATCAGGTTCATTTCAATTAAATTCAAATAAGAGATATAGTAAAGGGCAATCAATACAGGGAGGAATTGGTACAGTTACTAGTTTATTTGGAGGACGAATACATCCAATTACTGGTAAATATGCACAACACGGTGGAATTGATATTGGAATGAATTCTGGAACTTATATTTCATGTAAACTACCTTGTAAAGTTGTTGAATCTAGAACAGAAGGTGGCTATGGAAAATATATGGATATTATCATTCCATCATTAAATATTAGACTTAGACTTGCTCACTTAAGTGCTCAGTTAATTACCGGTGGTGAAGTTAAACCTGGGCAACCTTTTGCAAGAAGTGGTAATAGTGGAACGATGACAACTGCACCACACTTGCACTTGGAAGCAACAAAAAATATGTCTGGAACTTCTTATGGTGGTGATACAAGTCCAGATCCTTATGTTGACGTGTTAATGTATACTTCAAAACCACCTCAAGGTTTTGTTGCTCCATCTGTTTCTCAACAACCTTCATTAGCTCAGGTATCTCCTACACAAGGAAAACCAGCACAGCAAGTTTCTGCAGCACCAGCAAAAGCTCCACAAGTTGCCATAGTTAATGATATTCCTCAGAAACAAATGCAAGTTCCTCAGGCACAGTCTGCCCCAGGTCAAATGATGCAACCTATGACACTTGATAAACAAAAAGTGTTAAATAATCTTATAAAAAATCATTTACTCTTAGATTTGTCTTACACCTAATGTCAACAAAACAATCTATCTACGAAGAAATTATAATTGAATCTAACGACCAGAAAAAAACGGTTGATATGAAAGTCGGTACTGTTTCTATTGATTATTATGAGGATATTTTTTCTCCAGTTATAACGGCAAAACTAAGAGTTGTAAATGGTGGTGATACTGTTTCTCCTTCAGACTCTGATGGAAACGCTGATGGTGATAAGCAGTCAATTTACAATGGACTTCCTTTAAGAGGTGCTGAAAGAGTATCAATAAAGATAAAAGGAAATTCTAATACAAATAAAGGACTAGATTTTTCTACAGACCCATCAAAATACTTGTATGTTTCTAGTATTAGTGATGTTATTTCTGATACACAGAGAGAATCATTTACTCTTCATCTAGTTTCTAGAGAAGCATTTACCAATGAAACTTCAAGAGTTGGAAAAAAATATCCAGTTACAGCGACTATTGATGAAGCAGTTAATGATATTCTTAAAAATTATTTAAAAACAAATAATATCGGAACAATAGAGAAGTCTTCAAATAAGTATGGTTTTATTGGAAACATGAGAAAACCATTTACTGTGTTGGTTTGGTTGGCATCTAAGGCTGCACCTAATTCTTCTGGAGATGCCACAGCGGGATTTTTATTCTATCAAACACAAGATGGATTTCAATTTAGATCGCTAGATAATTTAATCTCTCAAGATTCTAAAGCTGAATACAGTTTCACAGAAGTTAATCAATCTTCCACAGAATTTGAAGGAACTGCAGATCTTCCTTCAAATGATTTTAAAATTTTGAGTTATGTGACTGAGCAAAATCAAAATTTAATTGAAAAATTGAGAATGGGAACATATTCAAGTTATAGAATTTTCTATAATCCATTAACGTTTGAATTTACAAATCCTCAGAAAGGACTTTTTACATCAGATAACTATGCTGGAAAAACTAAAAATCTTGGTAAAACGGTTACATTACCTAAAATAGGTGGGGATTCTAATGAAGATTTGGGAACTACGCCGACTAGATTTTTAACAGCAATTTTAGATGTTGGTACAATGGATAAGGATATTTCAACTGATGTAAATGCTGAACCAGAAAAATATCAGTCTCAGGCAATTATGAGATATAACTTAATGTTTACTCAAGCATTGAGTATGACCGTACCACTAAACACTAATCTAAAAGCCGGTGATATAATTACTTGCAAATTTCCAACTATATCAAGATCTAATAAAGAAGAGTATGATAAGGATCAAAGTGGTCTATATATGATTAAAGAGATATGCCATCATTTTGATAGTACGGCATCTTATACATCGATGAAATTAATCAGAGATACATTTGGACGTTACGGAACAAATAACAAATGATAGACCAATCACTCATTAAAAGTAATTTTATTGGTAGAGATGGATTCCGTTGGTGGATTGGGCAAATCCCACCAGAGTCTACTCATGGTGGGCAAATAAATGGAACTGGATGGGGAAATAGATTTAAAGTTCGTATCATGGGATATCATCCAAGTGATACAACTGAACTACCCGATCAAGATTTGCCATGGGCTCAATGTTTATTATCTACAACGGATGGAACTGGCGCTGGAAATAACTCCACATCTGTAAAAATTTCTCCGGGTGATATTGTATTAGGATTTTTCTTAGACGGTGACAATGCACAAATACCAGTTATCATGGGATGTTTCGGAAGAACTTCTCAAGTTGCAACTGGTGATTATAAAAATCCATTTCAACCATTTACTGGGTACACTGGAAAAGTTAAAAAACCAAATGGAACACTAAAACCTGACCAGTCAAATGAGTCAAATGCAGAGTCTCAAAAATCTCCAAGACACGTACCTCCAGCATTGGCGAAAAGTATTTCTTTATCTCCTGGAGATGAGATATCCTATTTTTCTGGAATAGGAGAAACAGTTCAATTTGGAAATACGACAAAAAATACAACTGTAGATAAAATTTCTACAGAAATTTCAAATTTAACTAAAAAAATACAAAATGCCAATAATTTTCTTAATAATTTAAATAGTGAGATTGATAGAGTTTCTGAAAAAATTCAATCGGCAACTAATGAATTAGTTGGGAATGCAATTAATTCAGTCTATAAGCAAATGATACCTATTATTAATTCTGGATTGAAAGCATTATATAAAGCTGTTTATGCAGTTGTATTCGCAGCAACCAAAATTGATTCTATAGCACATGAAGCTGGAGTTGCCGCACAAAAGGCAATGGTTAATCCAGTTAAGAAATTACAGTCTGAAATAGTTTGTCTTGGTGGAAAAATAATTGGTGGTCTTGGAAGCATAATTAAAGGTATGCTTAAATCAACTCTAGAAAATGTTCAAAATTTTGTCAGTTGCGTAGCAAATCAGTTTGTTGGATCTCTTGTTAATAACATAATTGATAACATTTCTGGAGGTTTGTCTTCTGCAATTAAAGGACTTGGACCAATCTTAAAGTTTGCAGGTGGTTTTAGTGTTTCTGGGTTGTTGAGAGGTTCTGGATCTGGAATTGCTGGAGCAGCATCTCCACTTGATTGTAGTCAATCAGCTAATAAGTCTAAAGGAATGACTGATCAATGGACGATTGGATCTGGTCCAAAGGGAAGTGAAAATACAAATTTCGATGATGTTGTGGAGAGAGCAAATAACATTGCCTCAACTCTTTCTGCCGCCGCTGGTGGAATCAGCGATGTTCTTAATCAAGCAACTGGTTTGGTTAATTCCGCATCATCTTTAGTTAATACTTTCGGGTCTTTTGCATCTTCAAGTAAAATAGGTTCTTCGTCCATTGGAGGATGTTACAGTGGACCTCCTAAATTCTGTGGACCTCCTAAAGTTAAAATTTTTGGTGGAGGAGGTTTTGGAGCATCTGCAATTCCATTATTTGGTGGAATTGTTGGATCTGGGTCAAGTAAAACTGGTAGTATTATTGGAGTTAAATTAGTGGATCCGGGATCTGGATATTTCTTCCCACCATTTGTAGAATTTGAAGATAACTGTGGACAAGGATATGGTGCTATTGCTAGAGCTGTATTAGAAGAAGATGATAGTGGGAGAATTAAATATATTTACGTAGTATCAGAAGGTGAGAATTATCCAATTGATGAAGAAGTTGATTATTACTTAGAGGATATTCTAGTTCAAGAGTCTGGAGAAAATTATAATGATGGTGATGTCATAACTGATAATTTTGGTAACAAGTATACTGCTAATGTAGTTAATGGTGGAATAGTCAAAGTTACTCCAGCGGCAACGACAACGGCAATAAATAAACCAGTTACAGATATTCCTGAACTTACTATAGAATCAGATACTGGATTTGGTGCTGTTCTACGACCAATATTGAGAACAGAGGCTGGAATATTTGGAGAACCAATTAAATCTATTGATTGTGTTAGCTAATGGGAAAAGGAGAAAGACCAAAAAGTAGACAGAACTGGCAACAGCGAAAGCTGAAGAGTGATGGTCCAAAAGTCAGAAGTGATGTTGCTAATCCCCAAATGGGACTCAATGGACCTGATGTTCATACACAATATGCAACGACAGACAATAAAGACGTATGTGTTAAAGGATTAACCGAAGGCGGTATCTATAAAATATATAATGACCAATCAATTGAAATTATTGCCGGTCAAAAAAGTCAATCGACTGGAGTTGATATTGTCATTACCGGAAAGAACGGGGATATTTGTATAACAGCGGAAAAGAATGGAAGAGTTAGAATACGTGCTCAAAACATAATGATTGAAGCAGATGAAGATGTTGATATCAAGGCAGGTAGAAATATTTTACTAGATTCTAAATCAGGAAAAATTTTATTGAAGTCAAATAAAGCAGATTGTGATGCTCTGACTGGAAATCTTGCACCAGAAGGTTCAACATTTGGTGAGCAGTGTTTTGCTGGAACTTATGTTGGTGGTGAAGAAACTAGGTCTGCATTTGGTGGTGGTGTGGCATCAACTCAACCTGAAGAGGATGATTTATTGAGTGAAGAAAATACAAGACTTACTGGAAATGAAACTGCGGGTTCTTTTGCTTCAGGTGGAGCAGCAAGTGGTGGAGCATTAGCAGAGTAATATGGCAGACTTTCAATCCTTCGGATCTCCCGCTATCTTTAATGAAAACGTAACTCTCTACAAAGATGTCGAGGTTGGTGGTAATATGAATATTACTGGTAATTTTATAGCGGCTAGTATTACCGAAAGTTCTAGTATTACATTAAAAGAAAACATCAATCCTCTTATAAACACTCTTGATAAGATACTTCAATTAAATCCAGTCACTTATGATCGTAAAAATGGACTGAATAAGAATGAAGTTGGATTAATTGCCGAAGAAGTTAATAAAGTTATTCCGAATATTGTGAGTAAAGATTCGGAAGGAAAGTTGCAAGGAATTAATTATACAAGACTTTCAGTGTACTTGATTGATGCCATTAAAACTTTGGCAAAAGAAGTAGAGCAGTTAAAAAATGGCAGAACTTAAGAATACTATAATTGAAGATACTGCAGCAATTCAATTACCTGTAGGAACCACTGCGGAAAGACCACAAAATCCAACGTCTGGATATTTAAGATATAATAGAACACTCAATACTTTAGAAACTTACGATAATCAAACTTGGAAATATGTTCCTGATGTTGTAAGAGATGGATTAGTTTTATATTTGGATGCTGCTGAACCAAATTCAGCACCTGACGTTTCTCTTTTAACTAATTTAATTACAAATGGAGATTTTGATGAAAATGTAAATGGTTGGACTACCTTTAACTCATCTAATACTTGGTCTTCAGGTAGGATGCAAATTTCAAGGTCAGGTGGAACGGGATTAGCATCATATCAAGTAATTAATACTACTCCAGGAGTTAGATATAGTGTATCTGCAGAAGTAAATTCTTCTGGAAGTAGAGGAGATTTATATGTAAATGATGGTTCTGGATGGGGTGGTTTGCAATTATTACTTGTAAGTGGAACTGCCGGACAAACTTTAATTTTAACCGGAACATTTACTGCATTTAGTTCTACAACAACTGTGGCATTTGCGGTTGATACAAACTTAACATCTATATTTGTCGATAAAGTTTCAGTGTTCCCACTTACAACTTGGAGAGATTTGAGTGGTAATGGATATAATGGAAGTCTTGCACATGGAGCAACTTATAATAGTTCTAGTGGTGGGAACATCGTTTTTGATGGATATGATGATGTAATAAATGGAACTATAAATGGTTCATTATTTACAGGAAATTTTACTCAAACAGCTTGGATTTATAAATTAAATGCAACTCAAGCTTGGCAGGGTGTCTTTACAAATTCATCTCCAGCAACAAACAACACCTATCTTATGACTTTTGGTAATGGATCTGCCGAAGCTCCTCTTAATTCTGTAGGTTTAAATCAAGTTGGGGTACTTGCAAATGGAGTATTTTTAAATCTTGGAGTACATACTAACAGATGGTTGTATATTGTAATTACTAAATCCGGAACTACATTGAGTATCTATTGTTATAAAGATGGGCAGTTACTACAAACTTTTGGAACTTTAACTTGGAATAGTGGAAATTTTGCAACGACTAACAATTATCAAATTGGTAGGCATTGGGCAGGTGGTTCGGGGACTGGTGTTGTTCCTTTACAAGGAAATGTTTCTCAAGTTAAAATTTATAATAAAGCACTTACACCACGAGAAATACAGCAGAATTATGATGCAACGAAATATAGATTTGAAACGCCACAAGCATTAATAAGTGATGGATTAATTCTTTATTTGGATGCGGCACAAACACAAAGTTACTCGGGATCTGGAACTACCTGGACTGATTTGAGTGGTAGAAATCAAAATGCAACTCTTGTCAATGGTGTTAGTTATACAAGTTCTAATAGCGGCAATTTAATTTTTGATGGTAGTAATGATTATGCATCTCTAACTTCAAATGATTTTACAAATTCATTACCAAATTTTACTGTCTCTGTTTGGTTTTATAAAACTGTTGATGGAATTTTATTGGGAAATCATTTTCATAATAGTACTTGGGAATCCCTATGGTTTTCTACTACCCAATTTACAGTAAATGGTGCTAATGATAGTGTCACAAATAGACAGATATTACCTTTTACTACTCCAAACAATACTTGGAACAATTTAGTTGCTGTAAATAATAGTTCTCAAGGATATATGAAAGTGTTTTTGAATGGAGTTGAAATTGCTACTAAGAATGCAACTGTAGTTCCCTGGAACAGTGGGATTATTCCCACAATTGGAGCTCAACGGAGAACTGATGGTGCCATTATTGAACCAATAAGAGGAAATATAGCACAAGTTTTGGTATACAATAGATATCTTACAGTATCAGAAATTCAACAGAATTACAATGTAACTAAAAACAGATTTTTATTGGATAGTTCAAAAGATGGATCTACACCAGAAAGAGCAGCTCCAAGTGCATCTTATTTACTCTCTCTGGGTATTGTTACTGATGGTGTTTACTATATTGATTTACCTACAGTTGGACCAACTCCAGTTTATTGTATCTTAAATCCAGCTTATGATGGTGGTGGTTGGATGATGGCAATGAAGGCGACTACCGGTACTACGTTTAATTATAGTGCAAATTATTGGACTACTGCAAATACTTTGAATCCATCAGAAACTAATAAAAATAATGGAGATGCAAAATTTGATAGTATGAATTATTTCCCAGCAAGAGATATAATGGCAGTTTGGCCAGATATTTCAAATATTGGTACAAATAGTGGAAGCATTGATAATCTATCAAATTGGACTTGGTTAGAAAATAATTTTAATAATGGAACAAGACAAACTTTAATTAGTTTTTTCACATCACCATCGAACAGAACATATACTGCTCCAAGTTTTGGTGGTGCTGGATATTTTATACAAGATGCAAAAACTTTTAGTGGATGGGCATCTGGAGTGTTTTCAAGTCAAACAGATATTCGTTTTTACGGATTTAATTATGATAACTATCCGAATTATTTTGGTGGAAGTGTGGCAAAAGTGAGATGGGGATTTGGATGGAATGAAAATGCTGAGGGATTGTTCCCTTCGGTTAATGTTGGAGCTGTTACTGGAAGTAATGATGTTGGTGGTGGTATTGGAATGGATACACAATTTGGTTCATATTCTGCAGGAGATAGAATAAACTGCTGTCAGGATACTACTGGTATAAATCGTTCTGCAAGAGTAGAAGTGTATATAAGGTAGTAATATGACAACACTAAAAAATACAAACATTAATGATACTGGATATTTGCAATTGGCAAGAGGCACAACCTCTCAGAGACCTTCAAATCCTTCTATTGGAACATATCGTTATAATACTGATTTGAAAAATATAGAGTACTTTAATGGAACAAGATGGATTTTAACAACTAGTTTAAATGAAATAGTCTTTGACAAGTCAACAGATATTCTAAGTTTAGATCCAACTGCTTCTACTGGATGGTATTGGATTCGTGTAAACGGAGTTCCAAGAAGATATTGGGTTGATAATAAGTATGATGGGGGTGGATGGGTCTTAGTCGCAAGTCACCCAATTAATGTGGCATTACCAGCCTTAACATATGCTCAATCTGCAGAATCTTACGATGGATATTCATCATCTACTTATGGATCTGGAAATCCACTTACATATTCAGTATGGGTCGGATTAGTTGGATGGAATTTGATTGCCAGAGCAAATAATGCAGGAAGAAATGTGGTTTATTTTACTTCAGCATCTCAATGCTCATTAGGAGATGTATCTTTACATTCTAGAAGAAGTCGATGGAAATGGGATGGATGGAATGTTTTATTTTCTTGGAATAATGCTAATACTTTAGTGAATGAACTTGGTGGAGTAACTCCTGGTCTTTGGGCTTATCATATTGTGGGTGCATATAACTTTACTTCTTTTGACCGAGACCAAGATACTCTCGCTGGAAACTGTTCTGTACAATTTAATAATTCTCCTTGGTGGTATGGTAATTGTTGGGATGGTAGTATATGGGGAGCTAATGGAGGAGCTACATATCAAAATGCTGCTTACTGGACAGGTTCTAGTACAGACTATTACAACTATGGAGCAATATACATAAAATGAAACAATCATGTAATTGTTTAAAAATTTTAAAAGATAAAAAAAATATTGATTCTGATGGTTTAGTTGATTATATTTTTGAATGGTATGATGGAGAGATTTTACTGGCAAGTGAAAAGAGAAAAATAGATTTAGATTTTAATTTCAATCCTATTGAGAATTATAGTATTGATGATTTGATAGAGCATAAAAAAATTTGTTGCTTTGACATAGATATTTTAAACATAACGATAGAAGAAATAGAAAAAACATAATATGTCAAATTTAAAAACTCTTTCTATCAATGATACTGGATATCTAAAAATAGCTTCGGGGACTGTGGAGCAGAGACCACAATCTCCATCTATTGGGATGGTAAGATATAATACTGATTTTCAATGTACTGAGTACTATAATGGAATTGACTGGATTGATACTGAAACTGGAACAATAGCAACTTTAAGAACCGGATTAGTTCTTAATTTAGATTCTGGAATTACAAGGTCTTATCCAGGTACGGGAAATACTTGGTTTGATTTAACTGGAAGAAGTAATAACGGAACTCTTGCAAATGGTACAAGTTATCAGTATGGAAATATTTTGAGTGAGATAGGAGATAGTGATACAAATGAAGGTAGTATATTTTTTGATGGGATAGATGACTATGTAACTATCCCTGATATAACAGGAGTTACTGATTTTTCAAACACTGATAATTATACAGTTGATTTTTGGGTATATTTAAATCAAACACAAAATAATACTCAAAATGGTGATAATGATGTTGTAGAGAAATGGAGCAATTCCGGTTCATATCCTTTTACTTTTAGATATGTTAGGTCAACTCAAACTATGGAAGTTGCAGTATATAATGGAACTTCCAGTAATATTGCATCTATTCAAATATCTCATAGTAATTGGTGGCATATTTGTGGAGTATTTAATTGGTCAAAGTCTTTACTTACACTTTATGGAAATGGAGGTAATATTACATCATCAACCACATTAAATTTGACTGGAACAATAACAAATGATAGTGCTTTAAATTTAATGAGAAGGGGAAATGGAATAAATTATGCAACAGGAAGAATAGGTAGCTTAAAAATATATAATAGAGCACTTACAGAATCGGAAATTAGATTGAACTATGGATTGCTCAAGTCTAGATTTGAAAAACAATATTCAATATCAACTGAAGGATTAGTTTTTTATATTGATACAACTCAAACTGACTCATATCCAGGAACTGGGACAGTATGGTATGATTTAGGAATTGCAAAAAGTAATGGAACTCTTTTAAATGGACCTGCTTATAGTAGTTCTGATGGTGGTTATATAAGTTTTGATGGTAGTAATGATTATGCAGACTTTGGAACGTTTTTTACATACGCATCTTTTACAATTTCCATTTGGGTATATCCCGGAAGCACTCAAGTCCAATACGCAGATATATTTGATAATAATCACACTGGAAATAGAAGTTTTGTATTGCAGCAAGACAATTTAAGCACGAATCAATATAGCTTTGGTGTTAATGATGCTAGTGGAAATATAAGTATTGTTTACCTAACTCTTCCACCAAATTATTGGACGAATATAACTTTTACTTTTACTCCATCCGATAGACTTAAATGTTACATAAACGGTCAGTTTTTTAACCAAGGGATTGCTGCCGGTGGTAGAAATGTTCTTTACAGTTCTCAATCTCTAAGACTTGCCGGATGGTTTGCTGGTGGAAGAAACTGGAATGGAAGAATATCCAATATGATGGCATATAATCGAGTTTTGTCGGCACAAGAGGTTCAACAGAATTATAATGTAATGCAAAGTAGGTATCAACAAATTCAATATAATTCTGCGCCCATAATAACTAATGGACTTGTGTTACGTCTTGATGCATCTAATCCATATTCTTATTCTGGTACTGGTACAAACTGGATTGACTTGAGTGGTAATGTTAATACTGCAACTCTTAATTCAGTGGAAATTGTTAATGGATATTCTATATTTAATTCTAGTTCGGACAGTATTTCCTTTGCAACTAATATTATAATAGCAAGAGAAAAAACTTTATCTTTTTGGATAAAAACTGATAGACCATTATCTCAAGATGATAATTGGGAAATAGGATTTTTAAATCAAGGCACTACTCCAGGATCAATGTTTGGGATGATGTTTGGAGTAGGTCCGACCCAAGACCTTGGATATTGGGGATTTGATTCTGCATATGATTTTTCTATTAATAATCCTAGTACTAAATGGATAGATTTAAATACATGGGTAAATGTTACATGCACGATGGATTCTTCTAGAAATGTAAGAGTTTATAAAAATGGGACCGAACAACTTTTATATAGAAATAGTGATGGAGCAACATCCACTTCTTTTTCTATGCCAATAGACACCACAAATTATTTTCTTATTAATAGTAGAGGTGCTTGGAATGCTGGTATGACATACGTTCATTTAAATGGCGTTTTAATCTATAATAGAACTTTATCTTCACAAGAAATTCAACAAAACTTCAACGCATCAAGAGGAATATTTGGAATTTGATTTACCCCCTTGACACCCCGCCCCAGATGCCCTATAATACCTAGGTAATCAAACGAAACGCCCGATGCCTGCCGAAGAACTTCTGACCCGCTGTGTTGTCGATACTCTTGCTCGTAAGTTTTACCTGTACTCTAGTGAAGGTGGAGAACGAGTTGTGCAATGTGAGACCGTAGACCAGTTTATGAATGTGCTGGAAGTCGTTCGGGATAAACTTGATGAGGATACTCTGGTTTATAGTAATCCTTTTTGATGCATAAATAACGAAAAAAATGGAAGTTTTCACGGTGACTGAATTTCAAGAACGTTTTGACGAACTAATTGGGAGAGTGGAAATGGGAGAGCATATAGGAATAGTGGATGATAATGGTAGGGCAGCAGTTATGATACCTACAGATGATGACCTTATACGAATACACACCGAACTAAACAACGAAGCACCCTAATTCTCAGGGTTTTATGGGGGTATAGCTTAATGGTTAGAGCGGCCTGCTTATAACGGGTTAGTCTGGGTTCAACTCCCAGTATCCCTATTTGCTTATCCATTTTGTAGTGGGTTTTAGAGGGTAAGCAACAGAAAACCTACTTGAAAAAGGGAGAGTGAAAAACCCCAGCTGCAAGTCGGTGCGAAACAGACCTATGACTTGTATTGCGACTCTGTTTCATCGTATGGATCTCTCCTCCAACATACATTTATTATAAATAGGTGTATGTATACGTTCATAACACCATAATGCTTACTACTATTACTACTTGTCAAGGTTGCGGTTGTGATATCCTTAATGAAAGGATAACAAAAGGGCGATTAAAAAAATGGTGTAGTAATGCGTGTAGGCAAAAATGGCGTTATAAAAATGATCCTGTTGTGATTAACAGGGATACTTACACAGAACAAAAAGCAAGAGGTTATTCCAATAAATGGGAAGCCCTTCAATATAAAGGTGGTAAGTGTCAAACTTGTGGTGAAAAAAGACCAGCAACTCTATGCTTTCATCATAGAGATCCATCTCAAAAAGAGTTTAATCTTGATGGGAGAAGTTTTGCAAATAGAAAATGGGAACTTATCAAAGAAGAGGTTGACAAATGCGATCTTCTTTGCCATAACTGCCACCATATGCTACACTATGGAAGTAGTTGGGAAGAGTTCCTAAACGAGCAGGTTTAGCTCTCTGGTTGAAAGCACCGAACTCATAATTCGGCTAAGGTGGGTTCGATCCCCACAACCTGCACTTGACCATTAAGACTCTATGAGTTATAATGGTCCTAACAAGCGAGTATGGTGGAATCGGTAGACACACCAGACTTAAAATCTGTTGGGCATTGCCCGTGGGAGTTCAAGTCTCCCTACTCGCACTTAAAATAAATATAAGATATGGGAACACTCCTATGTCTTTAAAGTATAAAATCACTCACGCATACTGTTGGTATAATAATGGCAGTATGATAGTGAAAATGTACTTCATCAACGAGATTCCTTTTACCTTTGATGAATTACCAGAAGGTCATTTATATGATCAGGACTTGTGCAAAACTGCAGACAAGTATCGTACATTTGAACCAGAAGACTTATATAAAAACTCTTTCTATCTCATAGATGAGGAAGTACATCCTTGTTTCTTTCCAGTTGAGTTAGAAAATCCTGAAGATTTACCTGATGAATTAGAATTTGATTATAATGGTGAAGATTTGACCTCATAAATAAAACATAGAATTATTTTGGTCAATATAATCCCATGCCTCTTAATAGATTAGATAATTTTATCAAGAATACTGATGGTAGAATTTTGTATGTGAGTCCTAGTGATTTAAATGCAACGGATAGCATTACAAATCAGGGAAACGCTCTTTCTCAACCATTTAAGACAATTCAAAGAGCACTTTTAGAATCAGCGAGATTTTCATATTTAAGAGGTAACGATAACGATATTACAGAAAAAACAACAATTCTTTTGCTTCCTGGTGAGCATCTTGTTGATAACCGTCCAGGATTTGCTCTAAAAGATGATGGTGGCGTAAAGGCAGTAACTCCATCAGGAACAGTTCTTAATGCTCAGACAGAATTATCCCTTACATTAACATCAAACTTTGACCTATTACAAAGAAATAATATTCTTTATAAGTTTAATAGTGTTTATGGTGGTGCAATTGTACCAAGAGGAACTTCAATTGTTGGTCTAGATTTAAGAAAAACAAAGGTCAGACCTCTTTATGTTCCTAATCCTACTGATGATGGAGTTCCTGCATCTTCAATCTTTAGAATTACTGGTGCATGTTATTTCTGGCAATTATCACTCTTTGATGGACTAGAAAATACTTTAGTTTATACTGATAATAAAGATTTTTCTATTGCAAATTCAGCAAATCCTACATTCTCTCACCACAAATTAACTTGCTTTGAGTATGCTGATGGTGTTAATACAGTTGTAGGATATGATTTAACAGACCTTGATATGTATTATAGCAAGGTTTCAAATGCATATAACGAAGCTTCTGGACGAGATATTGATCAAAAGTATCCTACCGCAACACTAGGATTTACTAAGCAAAGACCAGAATGGGAAATTGTTGGTGCATTTGCTTCTGATCCAATTCAAATTACTAAGATTGTTTCTGGTGATGGATTTACACCAGGAAATGTTATTACCGTAACTACGATTTCCGATCATAAATTTACAGCAGGGACACCAATTAAGATTAATGGTATTTCTGCAAGGGATTATAATATTTCAACAAAAGTACAGTCTGTTATATCTGAGACAGAATTTACTTATATTCTTCCTGTAGTTGATCCAATTCTTAGTGCAAATCCAAATCCAGCTGGTGGAACAGTAACAATTGAAACTGATACTGTTGGTGGTGCTTCTCCATACATCTTTAACTGTTCATTACGTTCTGTTTGGGGAATGAACGGAATGCACGCTGATGGCGATAGAGCAAGTGGATTCCGCTCTATGGTTGTTGCACAGTTCACTGGCGTATCACTTCAAAAAGATGATAGAGCATTTGTAAAGTATGACAAAACTTCTAGGGTTTATAGTGGAATATCACCAATCACTAGAGTTACTGGATCAGATTTATCTGGTGGTGCAACCTCTACAGATCCCACTCAGGCATATCACTTAGATTCTGATGCAATTTATAGACCAGGATGGGATACAAGTCATATCAAATTATCGAATGATGCTTTCATTCAAATCGTTTCAGTTTTTGCTATTGGATTTAATAGACATTTTGATGCTCAAAGTGGTGGTGATGGATCAATTACCAACTCCAACTCTAACTTTGGACAAATTGCACTAAATGCAGAGGGATTTAAAAATGAAGCATTTGAAAAAGATAATACCGCAGTCATTACATCAATTATTGCACCAAGAACTATCACAAATTCAGAAAATGATATTGATTGGTTGTCTTTTGATGTTGGATTAACAACTGCTGTTGGCATCACGAGTCATCTTTATCTTTTTGGATTAAATTCTAGAGATGATATTCCACCAATTAATATTCAAGGATATAAGGTTGGTGCAAAATCTGATGATAGAATATATGTTCCAACAGAAGTTGTTGGAACAGTTTCTGCCAATATATTCATGGCAGATTCTGTCGATCAATATGGTGTAACTGCTATTGGAAGAACTGTTACTTTTGGTACTTCTACTGGTGAAAAAGTTTATATAGTTGGAGCTGGACCAACAAATAATTCTTTAAATCTTGGTATTAATGCTCATGGATTGCAGACTGGAGAATCGATAAGGATTTTTAGTGATACTGGAGATTTGCCAGAAAATCTTGATCCTGAGGTGAAGTATTATGCAATTGTTGATAGTAGCACTTCTATCAAGGTAGCATCATCCCCAACAAATGCTCTTTTAGGAAACGCTATTAAAATATATGGTGGAACTAGATTAAAAGTTGTCAGTAGAGTAACCGATAAAGAACCTGGAGATGTTGGGCATCCAATCCAATTTGATACTAGTCGTTCCAATTGGTATCTTCATACAAACCCAAATAGTGAAGTTTATACTACCTTTAGAAATTATGGAGTTGCTGGTATTGGAGCAAGATCATCGGTTTCTAACTTTAAAAGAGTACCTGATAATAGAAGTATTGATGAAAAAATCTATAAGTTAAGAGTCTTTATTCCAAAAGAAGCTCAAAATACAAAAGACCCTACAACTGCTTTTGTCATTCAAGAATCAAGTCAAACTGGTATAAGAAGTGATTTTGACCCAGCTATTACAACATTATCACCTGCAGACTATTCATATAATAGAAATCCAAGATTTATTAGTTCTTGTACATTTAGTTCTCCATCCTCTACGATTACTGTAACTACAGAACTTCCACATAATCTAAAAGTTGGAGAAAAGGTAACAATTTTAAATGTTCAAAGTTCAGATAATCCCTTTGCCCAAGATAATAAAGGGTATAATGGTGAATTTTTAATTACCGGAACACCTTTTTCTCAGGTATTCACTTATTCTAGTAGAGATGTTTTTGGTGTTACACGTTCTCCCGGAACTTTTACAAGTCCAGATAAATCCGTAAAGACTGTTAATTCACCAAGATATCAAAGAAGAGATCTTCAGACAAACTATTACATTTATAGAAGTGAAGTTATTAGCCAATACATTAAAGATAATCAAGATGGTGTATATCATCTATATGTTTTAAATGCAGGTAATACTGTAGAGGATACATTTACTAGTTTAAAATATAGTCAAAACGTAGTTGATTTATATCCACAATTAGATTTAGATAATAGAGATGAGAATCCTCAATCTGCTAAGACATATGCAAAGAGAAGTCCATTAGGTGAAGTTGTAACTAATGATCTTAAGAAGAGTGTTACACGAGAAACTGTTGACCTTTTAATGCAAGATTTTGGAGTTGGAGTTGCAGTTTCATTTACTCAGAGAAACAATACTGTTGGAATTACAACTGTTGTATTCAAAAAAGACCATGGATTTGCTGGAATTATTACATATAATTCATTAACTGGTGGTAGTGGAAAAGTTAATGGAACCTATTATAATGTTAAATTATATAATAGTTCTTCATTAATTGGTTGGAAAGGAGCAACTGCGACAGTTACAGTTTCTGGTGGCGCTGTTGTTACCGCAGATATTACATCTCCCGGATCTGGATACGCTAATGGAGAAACACTGTACTTTGATACTTCTAAAATAGGTGGAGCTGCAAACGCAACAATTGGAATTACTGTAGCAGGAATTTCAACTTCAATTGGAAATGTAGTTCAGTTTACTGGTATTGGTACAGGTCAAGATCATTATGCAGTAATTGCATCTGTTCCAGACAGAGATAGAATCACATTTGGGTCTACAACTGGTGATCCAACAATTTTCCCCAATCAATATGGTATAGTAGTTAGTAGAAGAACAAATATAACTGGTGCGGTTGTATATAATTCAACTGTTGGTGTGGCAACCTTTACAACATCAACTGCTCATGGATTATTAAGTGGAAATAAGTTTAGATTACTTGATGCTAGTAACAATAATCTGGGTGAATTTGTAGTCAAAGATAGAATAAGTGTTACTTCATTCAATTCTCAGACAAATAGGCAAATAAGCCCAACTCCCACACAAGTTTTAAAACTTGGATTCAGTGCAAATTCAGGTCAATCTGATTCTGGAAATGAAAATCTTGGAGTTAGAGATGTTGTTCTGTTTGGTAATGAAACATTAACTTTAGGAGAGGCTCTTACCAATAGCTCTTCTAATACCTCATTTATTGTCACTTCTTCCTCTGGAATTGGAACTACAAAACGATTTGAGATAGGTTCTTACATTCAGATTGATTCTGAAATTATGAGAATTGCAACAAATTCTCTAACAGGACCATCAAACAACAAAATCACTGTTCTTCGTGGTCAACTGGGAACTATTATCTCTGCACACGATAATAACTCTTTAATCAAGAAAATCAAACCACTGCCAATTGAATTCCGCAGACCATCTATTCTAAGAGCATCTGGACATACCTTTGAATATCTAGGTTATGGTCCTGGTAACTACTCAACTGGTCTTCCACAAGTTCAGGTTAAGAGTCTTTCCGAAAAAGAAGCTTATCTTGTTCAATCTCAACAAAGATCTGCTGGTAGTGTAATATACACTGGAATGAATAATGATGGTGACTTTTATATTGGAAACACTAAGTATTCTGCTGCTAGTGGACAACAATCAACATTCTCAATTCCAACACCAACAATCACTGGTTTAGATCCAAACAGACTTAGTGTTGTTTATGATGAAGTTACAATTAAAGAGAGATTGTTGGTAGAAGGTGGAAATTCTGGAACTATTCTATCTCAATTTGATGGTCCAGTAACTTTCACCAAAGAAGTAAAGATTGATAATTCTGCCACAATTACTGGAGAAGTTAAGATTAATGGAAACACAACGTTTAATAGCACTGTGGATTCCACCAGTAAAGATAGTGGAGCAATTGTAATTGAAGGTGGTGTTGGTATTGAAAAGAATTTAAATGTTGGTGGTAGCTTTAATTGTTCTTCTAACTTAACTGTAACCAGTAACCTGACCGTTAATGGCAACACTGCATTAGGAAATCAAACTACAGATACGACAACTATTTCTGGAAACACCACACTTACTTCTGGGTCGCTCTATTTCACTGGAACTTCAGCAGCTACTGATGGTGACATATACACAACTGGTGGATCAGATTCGATTTTCACTATTTTCAACACTTCAAATAGTGGAACTACCATATTCCAGAATAAAAACTCAGGTGGAACTTATAATGATATTTTGACACTTTCAAATTCTTCAGCAACAATTGATGGAACTTTGATAGTTAATGGAACGGTAACATTTAACTCAAATGCAACTGTTGTCGCTAATTTAACTGCAACTGGTAATCTGGCAGTTAGTGGAACCACAACGTTAGGTGATGCGATTACAGACACTACAACCGTTAATGGTAGTCTTGGTGTAACTAATAATCTAACAGTTAATGGTAACACAACTTTAGGTAATGCAACTTCGGATACTACAACTGTTAATGGAAATCTGTCTGTCACTCAAGATATTACTGCTTTTGCGTCTGATGAAAGACTTAAGACAAATATAAAATCTCTTGAAAATGCATTAGATAAAGTGATGCAATTGAGTGGATTTACTTATAATTTCAATGAAATTGGACAAAAACTTGGATTTGATACTGAAATTACTTATGTTGGCGTATCTGCTCAGCAAGTTCAAGCAGTTCTTCCTGAAGCAGTTAAATCTTGCCCTGTTGATGAAAATTATATGACTGTTCAATATGAAAAATTAGTCCCACTTCTGATTGAAGCAATTAAAGAACTTAAAGCAGAAATAAATGAATTAAAAGGAGTTAAGTAACTATGACTTTACAGGCATCTGGACCCATTTCCTTTTCCAATATCATCAATGAGTTTGGTTCTCCTCCAGGAATAAACTTAGGTGCTTACAGAGTTTCTCAGACGATTGCCCAACTAACTTTACCATTGGATACTGGTATTCCAACGTCAGGAGCAATATCATTTAGTAGTTTTTATAGTAAGAAACTTAATACTGTTGTTGCTATTGGGAATGCCGCTAGAATTGCAGCACGAACAAGATATAATAACAACACAGATACTTTTTGTATTGGTGGATTTAAAACTAGACCTGCATCATCGGCAAATACAAAGGTTTGGGTTCATGTTTATGGTACTGTTTCTTCTAATATTGGATCAGGCTCTGCTCCAAATAGAAATTATTGTTCAATGTTTACTGGAGGTTGGGAAGGTGGAACTGATTTGAGAGTTGACATTGGACCTAGTGGTTTTATATCTGGTGCTGGTGGAAATGGTGGTAGAGGAGGAGATTCTGGGTATTTTATCGCAAATGCTGGTGGAGGAGGTGGATTTGGTACAAGTGGATTATGTTTAGATTATCAACCAGTCACCGTTACAAATCGTGGAAGAATACAAGGTTCTGGTGGTGGCGGCGGTGGAGGAGGTGCTGCATATTCTGAAAACAGAAGAAGTAGAAGAAGAGATATAAGAGCAGGAGCTCCTGGTGGCGGAGGCGGAGGCGGATATGGTATTCCGGCAGGTGCCGGTGGTGGCGCTGGAGGTGGATATTATCAATTAAGAGCTGGTATTAATCGTTATGCCGCAGGTGGTGGTTCAGGAAGTTCCACTGGGAATGGTGGTGGTGGAGTGGGAGCAATTCTTAGAGATGGTTTTGCCGTTGGTGGAAATGGTGGTGGCGGACAGGCAAATGGTGGTGCTGGATCTGGTGGTCTGGTCGGCGCTGGTGGTGCGGCAGGTGCGTCTGGATTTGGTATCATTGTTACAAATAATGGAAGCGGTGTTTCTATAACTGGAAATGGAATTATTGGTGGAGTCGCTTATAGTACCTCTCCGTCCTAAATAATTAAAAAAATAATTCACCGATGACTAATTTCAATAAATCATTTAACTTTAGGAATGGTGTTCAGGTAGATGTAGATAAATTTATTGTACGTGGAAGTTTAGTTGGTATTGGAACTTCCTTACCTTCCGAAAGATTTGAAGTCACAGATGGGAATGTAAAATTTAATAATCTTTTAATTGCAAATAATCAACAACTTAGTGGAATTGGAACCTTTAATGAAATTAGATCTGGAAATAATGTTCAGATTCAAGGTTCCTCTGGTGTTGTAACAGCAACCGCATTTTATGGTGACGGTGGCACACTTTCCAATTTACCAACATCACAATGGGTTGATGTTGATGTTGGCTTAGGATTCACTAGCATATATGCTGCTGGTAATGTTGGTGTTGCTACAAATTCTCCTCTTTGGTCTTTCCAAGTTGGTGCAGATCCTAGACTAGGATTGCCAGGTATTGGTATTAATTCAAACGGAAATGTTTACAGTCTTGGTATTGTAAGTGCTTTCATATTTTATGGAAGTGGTATAGGACTTACTTCAATTGATGCTACAAATGTGACTGAAGGAGTTCTTCCAGTAAGCGTAGTTCCTCAACTTACAAATCCTCAAATTCCTGATCCTCTTCAGGTTAATAATATTATTGTAAATAATAAACTTATTGGAAATGTTGAAGGTTCACTTGTTGGAATTGCAAGTACTGCAAGAGATTTAACTTCCAATGCTAGAGTTTCTATTTCAAGCATTAGTGCAAATACTTCAATATTTGGTATTTCTACAGTTTCCAATGCATTAGATGTATCTGGAAATGTAAGTATATCGGGAATTGCGACAATTTCTGGTAGATTGGTGGCTGGAATTTCTTCATTGAGAGATACTCAAATTACTGGAATAGCATCTATAACAGGAACACTTGGAATCAATACCTCTAATCCAGCATCTGATATACACATTTCTAAGGATAGTGATAACTCTGAATTGCAGATTACTAGTCCTCTTGAATCTCAAATTTTCTTAGGAAGAAGTGTTAGTAAAAATCAAAATGTTGCGGGAGTATTATTCGGTAATGCAAATGCCGCATATCAATATAGTAATCGAGCATCTTTAGATATTATTAATTATGATTTAGGTAGCGTAAATTCTTACTTACATGCTGGAAGTTTAACTGCAACTGCAAGTGGAATTAACACTGGATCATTTAATTGGATTTATGGAAAGAATTTGTCATCAAGTCCATTAATGACGTTAACTTATCAAGGAAGACTTGGACTTGGAACAACAGAATTTGCGGGTATAGAAAAACTTAAAGTTTCTGGTATTGCTTCAGTAACTCAAGATTTATATGTTGGACAAACCCTTTTCACAAATGATGCAACGGTATCAAATAGTTTAACTGTTAATAATAGTGCTACAATTGCTAATAATTTGACAGTTAATGGTGAAGCCAACCTATCTCTTGGTGCAAACACTAAAATCAATATTACCTCTGGAATTTCTACTTTTAATATAATATCAGTTGCAACAACTGCATATGTTGCAAGTTCTATTGGAGTAGGAACTGCTGCTCCCGTTGCAGAATTTCAAGTAGGAACTGATCAATCTTCAGTTATAATTAGTAATGGAAGAATTGGTATTTCAACAGCAAGTTTCCCCAGAGAAGACATTACTGTAGAAGCTTTGGGTGCTAGTGCATTATTTGGTTCAATCGGAATTGGAACAACAAGCGCAGCTGACCGTAATACTGGAACACTTGCAGAAAGAGATTCTGCTAGCTTATATGTTGGAAAACCACCTCCTGATCCAGTTGATGGATCATTAAGTAATGCCGCATCTCTTATAATCGATGGTAATACTCGTTCAACTGGAATTATTACTTCTGTAGGGTATCGTGGCATTACTGAAGCTGGAGCAGCAGGAGGTTATCTACTTTTAGGTAGTGGGGTTCAGATTAATGGTGGAAACAGTGGAATTCTGACCGCAACTACCATTAACGATTCAATTGGAAACGTTAGAGATTATCCACAAAACTCACAAAGCACATCAGCAACAGCATACACTCTCCAGGCTTCTGATGTTGGAAAACACGTTTATATTACCAACACTACAAATGGAATTATTGTTCCTTCTGGTGTTTTTTCAGTTGGAGATTTTATTATCCTTGTCAATTCTACAACTGGAACTTGTGATGTAGATGATGCTGTTGGTGCTACTGTAAGACTTGCTGGAAGCACCTCTACTGCCCCACATCAACTGCCAGATTATGGTATGGGATTCTTATTATGTGTAGCATCAAACACTTTCATTCTTCATGGAGTTGGAATTGTATAATTTTTGAATCCACTTTCCAAACTGTCCACTGGGGGGTTTCGACCCCCCTTTTTTAGTGCTATAATAATCCTATATTCAATGAGACCTGTGACCTTCACGCTTCGCCCCCACCAGCAACGTGCTCTGGATTCCCTTGCCAAGCATTCCAAAGGTCAGGTGATTATTCCGACCGGGGGTGGCAAGACCAATATCGCTATCTTTGATGCTCTGCGTGAGTTTCAAACTGATGCTCCTAAAACCATCGTAGTGGTTGCTCCTCGGATTCTTCTGGCAGAGCAACTGTCCAGTGAGTTTCTTGAGTTTATCACGACTGCTGCTGTTCTGCACGTTCATAGTGGTGAGACTCATCACCAAAGCACCACCAAACCTTCCGAGATTTATAACTGGTCCCGCCGTGCCTACAAGCATCAACTGATTTTCACCACCTACAACTCTCTGCAGCGCCTGCAGCAGGCAGACCTTCACGTTGATACCATTTACTTCGATGAAGCACACAATTCCGTTCAGCGTCACTTTTTCCCTGCTACGGAGCACTTCGCTTCTGCTGCTGACCGCTGCTATTTCTTCACTGCTACTCCTAAGCATTCTGCTACTATTTCCAAACCTGGCATGAATGACTCTTCCGTTTATGGTCAGGTTATCTGCAACGTTCCTGCTCCTGAACTGGTGCAAGGTGGTTTCATCGTTCCTCCTAAGGTTGTGGTGCAGCAGTTTGAGATGCTGGGTAAGGGTCAAATCGTTGCTGATGTTGACTGTGAGAATCTGATTCAGACTATCGATGCTCAAGATGTGGGCAAGGTTCTGATTTGCTCCAAGGCGACCAAACAGATTGTTTCTTTGGTTTCTCAAACTGATTTCTGCCAACAACTTCAGGATCGTGGTTTCTCTTGGATGTACATCACTTCCAAGACTGGTGCCGTGATTGATGGTCAGAAGGTCAACCGTGAGGTGTTCTTCGACACTCTGAGCGCCTGGGGTAAGGATGATTCCAAGAAGTTTGTGGTTCTGCATCACAGTATTCTGAGTGAGGGTATCAATGTTTCCGGTCTGGAAGCGGTGCTGTTCATGCGCTCCATGGATTACATCGGCATCTCTCAGACCATCGGGCGGGTCATCCGCCTGCACAAGGACGATGCAGCGGGTCTCAGCAGCGGCAGAATCGCCCCTGGTGCCCTTCAAGACTACACCAAGTCCTTTGGGTTGGTCTGCATCCCTGTGTACTCCTCCGTGGGCGTGAGCACCGCTAGGAAGGTGCAGGCGGTGGTGGACACTGTGTTCAATCAGGGGCAACCTGCCATCAGTGTTGTGAAAAAGTAGATTATCTGTTATAATTAAAACAAGAATATACTTAATGTATGAATTTTAATAACACTTCACGAGTAATACCTATATTTCCAGTAAAATACTTTCAAGATAGTGTTGAAAATAATGATGAGATAAAAACTCTTCTTGTAGATAAAATTATGAATGATGTTCAGGAATTAAAAATTCCTGAGGGTTGGTTTACAAACAAACTTATGACTTCATTTGCTGGAGAAAAACCAGGAAAAGAAATATTTTTTGGTGAGGACAAAACATATCATTCAGTTCTTGAACCAAAGTATGCAAAGTGCATTGATAATTTTTTTGGTAATGGGCAAATACCTTATCGTGTTGTAATTGATGAAATTTGGTATAATTGCTACACGGATGGTGAGTATCAAGAACAACATGATCATTTATCTAGAAGAAGTCCTGACCAAGCAGGTCCACATTTTTCCTGCATTCATTTTCTATCTTTTGATAAGACTAGACATAAACCAGTAAGATTTCATGACCCCATAGAACAAATAAGGTCAACCTCAATAGACATAGAAAGTCTACAATATGGTGAAGTTCATGAATATCATCATCCAGATATTGAGGAAGGAGATTTTATTATGTTCCCTTCGCATTTAGTTCATTCTGTGTGCCCATCACCTAAAACTTTAGATTATCCTAGAATTACGATAGCAATGAATATCACAGTTCTCAATTATGGATGTGAATAAAATGGCAATTGATATAAGAGCAATAGATAATTTTTTCTCAGATGATGTCTTTAACTACATTTCTGATTATTGTAGAAAAGCAACATATTTGTATGGTGAAGTTGACGACAATGATGAAAGCGTTGGTAGATACACCGATGAATATGTGATTGGGATGATTCATCAAATATTTCCCATTCATTTTCATGAGGAAAATAATCCTAATGTAAATTTAAGAAAGAAAATATTAGATTTAATTCACAGAGAATGTCTTTCTCAATTTAGAATATTAAATCAGTTTAAATTGGAAAGGATGTATATTAATTGTTTTACACCTGGAGAAAACCCATATTTTCATGTTGATAGACCGGAAGAAGTATCCCAAGCTTATACGTGCTTATATTATGCTAATCAAAAATGGGATCTAAATGAGGGTGGGGAAACTCAGTTTTATGCAGACAATACCATATACGGTGTTCCACCAGTTCCAAATCGGATGATTATTTTTGATGGAGATATACAACATAGGGCAACAAGTTTTAGAAATTATCATAGATTTACAATTGCTCTAAAATATTTCAAATATGATGATGTGACAGATTCTGAAGTGGCACACTGAACTTGTCAACAGACTTGAGATACCCTATAATACTTCTGTAATTCAAGGAGAAATCCAATGCGCTGCAAAGTTCAACTCTATGTTGCTGGCAAAGTCTTTGATGAGATTGTGGAAGCAAGAAATTATGATGATGCCAAGCGTACTGCTCTGGCACGAAATCCAACTGCTAAAGTTGTAAGCGTTAATGCTGTGTTTGGATGAATACTCAAAACGAAGGTATCTTGGACGCTGTTCCAGGATACCCAAATGGATATGTAACAAAAAATGGTGAATGGGCAGCGGTTCCCTGGTCTGGAACTAAGTACATCATCATTCATAATGGAAGACAAGTTCACACTGCAAACAACTATAAGACTGCTGTTTCTTACATCAAAAAGGCAGTTAAAGGTAAATCTGTTTCAACTCTGACTGAATTTCTATGAAAAAACTTGCTTTGATTTTACCATTCTTGTTCATTCAACCGGCATCGGCAAATGAGATGATGGTTTACTTGAATGTCAATCGACTCTGTGCAGCAATTGTTCAGATTCCTTATGCATCTGATAATTTTTCAGATCAGGAATGGGAGCAGTTTCAGGATTGTGTGCGGTTTGTCCGTCAGTTTGATGGGATGCAGTGATGGAGGTATTTTCGCAGACTTCTGACGCCCCATACGACCGCCACAACTACGAACTTGTCCTCAAAAACGGCAAAACCGTATTTTTTGATGATTGGACCGACGCTCAGGGGTATTGGTTCGTTCACAGTCAAATTCCCGATTATTTGGATGTTATAAACGTACTTGACAAACCCAAGCGTAAAGGAAAAGTTAAGAGCAAAGGATTCGGGGTCTAAATAAATTCAACCTAATAGGAGACCGTTATGGGTTCCTTGTTCCTGACTACAATCCTTAGTTGTAATCAAGTGATTGGAGTTCTGAATCGGTTACAGAACATTGCTCTCTTATCTCCGCAACAAAAAACGGAAATTCTTGTGGAACTTAAGAGAGTTGTTCCCTCTTGTCCAGTAATCATCAAATCAAATGACTCCAAAACAAAAGCAGGCAATTGACCTTGTAATTGAAGATTTGCATACCAGTCACCACGAAATTCGTAGTGTTGCCAAAACCCTTCAGTGTGAAAAAGAACTTGAGGAAATCAAGGTTGCTCTGTTAGAATATCTCTATGAACTGAAGGCAAAGGACAATGAACCAATCCTCATTTGAAATACTTCACTTTTCTCACAGAAAGTGGAACTCATATCACGAACAAGGTTGCTACAAAATCAACCTTGTTTTTCGTGCGTCTGATACTGATGATGAATACTACAGCACAAAGCAGAAGTTTCTGGACGAATGTAATGAGTGGAAAAAGTCCGAAATTGTTCAGGATTTGGACCTTCATCGGAAATATTCCGATGGTCTCCGTGTAATTAATAAAAAAACTGGAAAAGATTTATTGGATAAAATTCAAGGTGAAGATGAAGATGGATTGATTCAAATTGAATTCTTGAATGATAATGGTCTTGAAAGAGAAGATGTTTACACGAAAGGATATCAGGAAAACTGGGGCACGATGTTCCAGTATAATGAGAAGTTTGATGTCTTCCGGTTCTATGAGTTTTTTGAGATAAATCCTGCCACAGAAGGTATTATTGCATACATCAAAGAATTGCAGCAGATGTATAATCCTGATACATACTATGCAGGGCAATTCTATCGTGCTCTCAAATCACTAGAACTATGGTGGGACTAATGACTCCATTTCAATCAGGTTGCCTTGTTATTTTCGCAATACTTGCATATCTTATGTGGGTAGACGAAAATGTGGTAATCTATTTGACTCTGATATTCAAGATACTCAGAGTCAATACTGAAAGAATGTTATGGATGATAAGATTTCACCCACGCAATCCTATCACCAACTTGATGATGAAGTGGAAATACGATAAGATGGCAAAAGACCTTGAAAAAGAGTTTTTAGAAAAATCAAAGAATAATTTGTAAAGTCTAAATATCCTTATAATTGGAGAATCACATGCTTTCTACACAATATCGCTTGCGTTTGGAAGGTATCTGCCAAAAGATTGCTCTTCGTGAAGAGGTTAGTTTAGAGGAAATGATCTGGGCAGAAAAACTCGCAAAGGCAAATCGTTCTGCTGCTACTCTACTCAGACAGGCAAGAAGAAAGGCAGAAAATCCTGACATGGTGGAAGGAAGTTTGGATGATTTTTTGAACCAACTTGATATTGGTGGTTTAGGTCATGAAAGATTTGGTAGAGGTGGATTTAATGGTGCAGATGATATAGCAGATTGGTTCAGTGAAGATAAACCTGATGATTGGAGGCAAAGAGACTGATGCAAGCAGTATTGTATTCTAAAGATAAATGCCAAGAGTGTGAAAGAGCACGAATGTTATTTAATAGTGTTAATATAAATTATTTGGAGTATAAGTATGGAAAAGATTTTGATAGAAGGGCATTTGTGGGTGAGTTCGGTGAAGAAGCAGATTTCCCGCAAATTGCGATTGATTATAAGCATATTGGGGGATTGAAAGAGACACTTCAGTTTCTCAAAGAAAAAGAACTTATATGAGATATGAAACACGCATTCATTGTATCCCTATGTTTCCTACCACTTGCAGTAATCTACATAATAATGAAAGTATCTCTATGGTTGTCATCTAGTGTTTCTGAAGTCAAGTATGTAAAAGAAGATGCAAAACGACCCCACGGACCATTTCTCCCCAACGTCTATAACGATTTTGACCCAGAGAATGAAGACGATAACTATTGGTGAAACTGTTCGTAAAGCAATCAGTGACTGGTATTTTGAAGCGGGAAAACCGGAACCACTTTGGTATGTGCCCAAGGATCCTGAATGGTGGGTGAATTATCTCATATCACTTGACGAAAACGTATAGATACCTTATAATTTTTGCATATATGTTTTGATTATGGACTACAAACCTTATTCTCCAGAGTGGAGCAGGAAACGCTATCTGGCAGAAGCAATACAGAAATATTTTGAGGATGATGCTTCTACCGAAGTTGTACTGGGAGATATTGTAGACATTTTACAAGAATGGGAGCAAAGTTATTCCAACCGTGCAAATAAACTTCAAGCGGTTTTGAAAGGACTTTCCTGATGGAATTCATACAATTTGCTTCACATGAACTTTATTTGTTTGTAGCATTTATGTGTGGAGTAGTGATTGGTTATATTGTTGGTAAGATAGAGGGTGGTATGTAGTTCTATTAAGAAACTCACACAAAACGAACATTGTATGCTAAATTAATACTGTGAGAGTACTACAGCATAAAATTTCTTTATTATAATATTCTTTGTGTGTGGAGGACATTATGCACAATCTTATTTCCTATAATCAACTAGCTTCTTGGAGACAATTAGAAAAAACAATAGATGAATTTGTGGAGCAAGGTGACATTATTAATGATTACTATCAGTGTATGATTGAATGTACTGATAGTCAGCAAGAGTGTAAGAGAGTGTGTAGGAAAATACTTTCAGCGTAGTCCAGTTTCAAAACCGTCCACTCCCTCTTGACTTTCGGGTTAAGAGGGTTTATAGTATGTGTATCAAAAGACCTGAAAATGACCTACGAAGCAAAAATCACTCTGAAGTTTGATTCCACTTGGGACCGCACAGGTGGCATCTATGATGAAGAAATGATTCCAGAGGAGCACATTA